TACGACCTACGCCACCAAGAGCAAGGTTGAGAGTGTTAGCGCACACAACACGAACGGGTGTTATGCTTGCTTGAATAGCGATTGAGCCATCGTGTGATGTGTTGATGAGCAAATAAGTTTTTACCTTATCGCTTACACCATTAGGGTCAAGAATTGTTTCACGCTCTAGTGCTAAAGCACCGAACACGACACGACCACCCTTGATTGAACCAGCGGTTTCCCAACGACCACCGCCGTCTAGGATATTATCACCGAATGAAAATAAATCTTCATTTTGTAGTGGGTGATAGCGTTCGCCAACGATTCCAAGAATGTCGGTCTGAGCGTTATCGGTAGGATTTGTTCGCAAGACATATTGGTATGCCTTGTCGCTTGTTAGATGTGTAGGGGTTTCCAAATCTTCTAGGCGAACATTCCACCCATTTAGATTTGCTGCTTGTAGCATTTCTGCCGTTGTTTTTTCTTCTGTAAAGACTGTTCCCAATCCGTGCCAAGCAGGTTCTCTGAATGAGGCGAATGAGGTTTTGCCGTTTTGCGTTTCTAAGTCGTGAGCCACGATTTCCTTCTTTCTGTTGTTGATAATCTAATCATACACCCACCCACTGACAAAAGTCAAATCGGATAAGCAATCAGGGGATAAATGGGGCATTTCGTAACTGTGTCGTAATTCACAATGTGATCTTCGCCATGTGGATAACCTGTGGATAAACCCCACGTGAAATTTTATTAAAAAAAGAGAGAGCAGTTTACATGGCCATGCTCAGGGCCCTTACCTAGTTTAGAGACATTCGGTAGGTCTATGTTAGTAGCCCCCTACTAAATATCTATTCTATCAATTGAGGATGATAGATATTGAATTGAATCTGAGTTGTAATCGACGGTATCGAAATCAATATCGTGAATTGCATTCTGTGCATCTTCTTCAGTGCGAGCATTAACAGTAACAGAATACATAACTGTAACTTCAACTTCGAATTCTTTTGTTAATTCAAAGCCCATAATTTCAGCAATTGATTCCGCCTGCTCTTCTGTTATATCTTGATTTTCTAATTCACCAAGGGTCCACTCTTGCATTGCTTCAACCATACGATTCTTATCTGCAGAATCTGCATATGAGCGCTGAGTTACTTTCTGAATGTGCTCCTCTAATTGAGTTACACGCAATGTTGCTTTAGTTAGTGAATCACGAAGAAACTCTTCTGTTGCATTGACTGTGCTTGCTAGTGTTGATATATCTTGCTGGTCCATAAGGGGCCTCTTTCTGTTTGTTGGTTAATATTAATTATACTGTAGGGCACTGACAATTGTCAACTACCAAGATGAGCAATAAGAAAATGAAAGTCGATCAATTTCTGGTAGCGCAAATATACGCTCTAATTGATTAATAGTATTAGTAAGGTCCTTCCAATACCACTCATCAATATCTGTGCCCCCAAAGAAAAATCCTTCTTGTGGTGGGAACAGGCTAGGGTCTTTTGTTTCTAATGCGTGTTTACATAAGGCAAGCAACTCTATTAGTTTATCTTGTGAAACATAGTAACTATCACAGTCATCAATACCGTTCTGAATATTCTTTACGAACCAAGCGTGTATCTGATTAGCCTTGCGCCAATAAGCACAAGTAACCTCTACGCTTGCTCCATAGATATCTGTAGCGACATCTGTTAGTTGAGTTATTTCCATTAAGTCATTGAACTTAGGGTATACGGCTTCGGGTGAGTCATAAGATAGTTCATCATTTGACTGTAGTGCTTGCCAGTTAATTTTTTCTAAATGCTTTTTAGCACTAAGATACATATCTAGTCCCATTGGGGGCTTCCTTCTTTCTGTTTGTTTCTTTTAATTATACTATAGGGGTCTGACAAATTGTGTGATAGGGGTAGGCACGGCCGTTAGTCTGGAACCCACCCCTATCAGATCCCCAGGGGACGCTTGCTATAAATAGCGTGGAACGCAGGGGATAATGAGTGGGGCTTTTACACCCCACCCAATTATCTAGTTAGAGATAACGAGCAACTGCGTTGTATGTGGAAGTATTTACAACTTCCTCATCTGTCATCTTTAGAATACGAATTGCGTTTGTGATTTCCTCTTTCATTTCCTTATAGGTATGAGTATGAATAACCTCAAAATCCTTTTCAGGTTCAGCAGGGAACTCTCCCTCTGATACTGTGATGTCAAAATCAACATTTAGGTTTTTGTTCCAAGAACGATAGTTAGTGCGTAGGTTTTCAGCCTTTGAGAAGTTGGCAATAGCCCACTCACCAATTTGCTTTTTCCAAGCCTCATAAGCAACTGTGTGCTTGCGTTCGTTTTCTCCTTGTGTTGCGTAGTCCATCTCTAGTTTTGCTAGTGATGCTTCTAGTCCTGCGATTACTCGTTGAGTAGGGATTTTTACTGAGATTGCTTTGCCTCTTGCCATTTGTTTTCTCTTTTCTTTTGTGGGGTTATTAGTTGGGGGTGAGTGAGCCTTTTCACAACTTGCTCAGGTTGTCCCACTCTATTTATTTAGACACGCATTTCTGTGGGGCGTGTGTGGTTTTAGCGTTATTGCTAAACTTACTTTGCCGTCCAAGTTGTATAACGACTTGCGCCATTTACATCTAACTTCACACGAACATTTCCATTAGCCTGTGGTGTGATTTCTGTGATGATACCACTTACCTTTGACTTCTGTGTCGTGAAAGTATCGCCGACCTTGTATGTTGCTGTTGCTACTGCCATTTTTGTTTTTCCTTTTCTATTAGGGGTTGTTATTTGGTTATACCTAAGTATAACATTTTGTGGAAAGAAATGTCAAATCCATTTCTAACATTTCTCACTATGTGAGATTACTTGCTAGTCTTTACCATAGCCAAACGGCGTGAGCCATTTGCTAAGACTAAGGAAACTCTAGTAACCTTATTAGACATTGACTCAAAACCTGCGATACGACCTGTAACGCCTGTCTTGCTTGTTGTGAATAAATCACCAATTTGGTAAGTGTATCCGTGAAGTGTCATTTGGGTCTTGCCTTTCTCTGTGGGGGGAATTGCTTATAGTATAATTCTAGCAGAAAAATGTCAGAAATGCCAATTCTGGGGGGGTTCTGGGGTGTGTGCTTAATCACATCTTAAAGGCGTGTCGCAACTTGACAAATTATATTTTGCGGACGTGGATCCCCTGCAATTTTTATTGGTGAAAAAATAAAAGTACTATGCACCAAATTAAAAATATTATTTGCAGGGTATTCATTTATCTCATTTCTTAGTTGCAGAAAAAATTATGTCACTCTTAGAGTATACACATAAACTGCAAGAAACGCAAGCGCTACCTTTAGTAGAGATAAGTGGAATTTGTTTATTGTTTTCAGGACACTTAGCAGCGGGGCGACCAATCATTTCTTTCATATCTGCTTGGCCTATAGCAAAGTTCTTAGCAAGATAAGCAAGGCGAATTCCTTCATTCACTTTTAGATCAACACCAACTTTTACATTCTCACTATCAGTGCTAAAGTAAAGAGATAGGTTATCAATATCTTTTAGGATGAGGGCTGCAGACTTTACACGAGTGTAAACCCAGAATTGAATATCAGGATTAAGTTTGATTACATCGGACCAGGCAGTGGTATAAGTATCATTGAAGAAGTCACCGTCCCAGTGAATGCGGAATAACATCGGTGCGTCTTTCTTTATACAATCATTCTTGAAGTCTGCAATCATTTCACTAATTAGATTAAGCATAGTTAGATAGTCTGCGTCTTTTAGCAGAGACCAATTGTGTAGCAGATTAGTTTTTACTGAGGGGAAGATCTTTTCGAGTTTTCCTGCGTAGCATACGCTCTCACATACACTAGTGGCACCAGGGCACGAGTAAGCCTTTCCAGCAGGGAGCCCGAAAGTGTTTGCAATTGCGGCTTGCTTTCCATTTTTTGTGACAAGGTTAGCAACCTTTCGATCATTAGACCGTTTGAGTTTGAGTGCATTAGTAGTCAAGGCCTAAACTCATTTCTAGAGCAATGTCTTCATTATAGGTTGCGGACATTTCTTCTAGCAAGCAGTGAGTGCACTTTTCTTCAAATTCATCAACCGCATTTTCACGGCAAGAGGGACAGGTTGTTGCGTAGTATTCATCATAGAATTCATCTGCGATATTTCCCATAGGGGCTATTCTCCTTTTTGTTGTTTGTTCAATTGTAGCAGTTCGGACTGACATTTTTTACGGTTGTATTTCTTTTTATTGGGCACGGCAGAGGCAGCGTTGCTACGGCGTAATTCCATAAGCCTGCGTAATTCCTCTGAGTTTTTTTTCATACCTAATCTTAGCATACAGGGGCAAAAAATGTCAAATCTTAAAATGTGATAAATCTCACAGGGCGGGACGTGGGCCACGTGCATTTTTGTGCGGGGAAGCACACAAAAATACTTTTTTATTCTTCTTCTTGAATAAAAACATACAACGGAATTAAATCAGTGTAACTATACTGTGTAACTTCTGATTCACCAAATTCATTTTCGGTTTGTATGTCATAGTTATCTCCTGTTGAATCACATTCAATAAAATTAACTTCAACGATGTCATCACCAATTTTAATTAAATCACCAAGCATTAATTGGTCTGGTGTTAAGTTATCTGCGTGGATCAATTCCATAGTTTCCATTGTAGCAGACATTTCAATCCTCCCAATCAGGTAGCCAAAATTGTAAGTGGTGTTGGTCTACAATCGCTCTCGCAGGTGCTTGAGTATCTCCACGATAAAGAATTTGAAAGTCGCCAACCATAGGCATATCAATCATTCGGTCATAGTCCTCGTCATAGTATGCGTCAATAGCATCTATACAAGGTTTTACCATTTCTGCGGGGACGGGTGGGTAGTGATTACCCTTGAGGTGATAAAGAATCTGAGTTTCCAAATCCAATACTGTATCCTGTATTCCTAGTGCGGTTATGCTTCCCATTATTATTTCTCCTCAATTTCTGCGACATAGGTTTCTAAATCTTCGGTTTTCCAATCGAACCAACGGACGGCTTCTTCTTGATTATCAGCCTCAATAGTTATGAAAGTAGTAAATTCGTATAGTGGCATTATGCTCTTACCTGAACCCTTCCATCTCGATAGAATACTTTAGTGTAACACTTTCCTGTTGGTGTGTAAATATTCACTGTTGAGTATTCGTTAGCCATTCCCCAATCAGTAAATCGGAAGAAACTTTCCCAAGCGCCAAATTCGTTTTCATAGCGTTGTTGCCAGTGAGGGCTTTCCTCAAAGTCATACTGACAAGTTACTAGATATTCATAGTCCATTATTCTGCCTCTTTCGTTGTAAATAGTGCGCCTTCGTTTAGTAAGCCGACTTCCAAATCAAATAACTCATCTGAGTTTGCTTGCGACAAGTCTATCCAACCTGCGCCTTCATTGTCAATTCTAAATATTTCTATGTATCCCATTAGTTTTCACACTCACAATCTTTTGAGTAATCAAATTCGCAAAAATAGCAACCCATAAGTTCGCTATGGGTTTTACACTGATAACGGAATTGGACTTCATCACAACACACGAAAGATAAATCCCAAATCCAATAGAATTCGTTTTGGTCAATAACACTAGCCATAATTACTCACCAACCTTTACTGCGATAGTCGCAAATTTATTTCGCAAGCCTTTAGCATTGACCTCAATTAGATAGGCTTCGGTATTTTCTCCATACCAAATTCCTTCTCGCTTTTGAGCCGATACAATTTCGCCCTCAAAGTGGCGAGAGCGTGAGCGATAGTTTTTCCCTACAAGTAGGCTTTCTATTGTGTATAGTTTGGTAGCCATTGGCAGACCTCTTTCTTTTTGTTGATAATTCTATCCTAGCATAGCCCACTGACATTTTTAGTTAGGCTCGCCGTATCGGATAGACTTTCTTTATTTATTTTTTCTTACTATGTAAGTCTAGCCTATTAGACATAAATTATCAACCTACTAGCCAGTAAGTCCAAATATTGAGACGCTCAAGTCGTGTGATAAATCTCACAAAATTTCGGGCGTGTCGTAAGCAGCATCATAAATCACCCTGTGGATAACATCGGTAACCCTGTGGATAAGTCCCACGTCCAAAATTTGAGCAGTTTTTATTCTTGCTCAGGAATTTATTTTATTTTTTAAGTCGTTCAGTTCGCAAAACAATTTGTAGTCTGCGAATTTCTTTTTGTTGTTCCATATTTTGTTTCCAAAATACTAACATCATTGAAAGCGATCCAGCAAGTGCAATTACAATTGCGATTAGTGTTCCGTTATCTAAAATCATTATACTAACTCCTTAGTGCAAGCGTCAAAAAATCGTTGTGCGTCAAATCGTTCGTTATCTGCTTCAAACATTGCAGCAAACTCATCAACCAAATCGTGGAAAGTAAATTCATCACCTATCAAATCTTTGAAAGATGAAAGAATTTCGGCAACCTTTACATAGTCTTTACGAGTCATCATTATTAGGCCACCTTTAGAATTGCGTATGAACCACGAGCATTGATTTCATCAAGGGCAGGACCGATAGCAGGCACTAGCAAATCTTTTAGCATTGCTTCAAGCATTGCTACCAAATCTGAGTGAGGTATCGATAAGGCTTGCTTAGCAATTGGGTGAGTTTCATCAAACTCGGTTACGAACTTTAGAGAGTGTTCAATTTGAATTGTCATTTATTTTATTTCCTATTCTTTAGTTTATTTTGTAGTTGGTAAAATTTGGAGTTAGAGCGCAGTCGCAAGGCTCAGTGTCATAGTTTTCGTTATCTCCGAAAAATAGATAACCATAACCATTACACTCCTCACAAGCAAAAGACATTACGGAGTTTATCATTATTTCACCAACGCCTTTCCTCTTAGAACACCGCTAACGCCTAAAGCGTCACACGACATTTTTACAGATACGCCAACAGGTAATTGAGTTGGATAAGTTGAGATGAATTGAGCAACCGCACCTTTTGAGGGCATAGCGATTTTTTTTGTAGAACCTGAAAAGGTTTCTAGTGTTACAGTGTAAGTCATTTTTAGACTTCCTTTCGTTTTGTTGATAAGACTATCTTACCATTGGGCACTGACATTTTGGCTACTTATTTGCTAAGGCTCATTGTGATTTGTATCACACTTATTTGCTTAGGCTCATTAGCCAATTTGTCCTTTATTTAGTTTTTCTTATGTAGTAAGACTATCACACATACCCTGAAAAGTCAAGGCGACACGCCGTAGGCGTTGTGTGATTTACATCACTTTTTTAGAGATTCAGCGTAGGCTGGGTCTGATACGCTTTCAGCGCCAAACTCCTCATAGATTTCTAGATAAATTTCATCATAGTATTCGTTATAGTCCATTTGGACTCCTTTCAATTTGAGAACTTTTCTCAATTTTCTTTATACGAGAAGTATAGCAGAAAAAACCTCAAAAGTCAAATCGACACGCCGTAAATCAGGGGAATAATCGTGTGTTTCTTATCACATTAGTTATACACACCCTGTGGATAAACGCCACGTCAAAAATTATTCGCCTTTCACGAATAAATAAGATCCAGCAAATAAGCAAATAAAAGAAAACCAAAACAATGCGTTACCACTTACAAAAAAAGTTTGATAAAAGTTATTCATTATTTATTTTCCTCAATTTCATTTAGTAATTCCCAAAGGATTGGCTCTAACGCTTTAGCGCTTTCATCTAATTTTTCTTGTAGAGTTTTCATTGTGTAGCCTCCTCTACTAGAAATGCGTCGAACTTAGAAAGTTCATTTTCACTAAGTGGCATTAGTGTTTTGTTTAGAGCGAACACCGCTCTCATTTCATCTTCTGCCTCTACGACATAAGAAATTAGCACATTGTATTTAGTCATTTATTTGACTCCTTTGTATAGATAGTCCCAAGCCTTACGGCACATTAGAATTGACTCACAGTTATCGCAACAGATAGAGCCGTGAGGATTTAGATTTATGTCATAGACATCAACGAATGTATGTGTCTTTCCACATACTGAATCAAGGCGTAGCATAGTGCTCATTTATTCACTCCAACCATTTAGATTTTGAAATTCGGAATAAGGTAATTCAATTGTGAATACATTATTATTTTTATACACATTAGCATTTCCGCTTATTGTGTATTTTTCTAGGATTACAGTAGCGATACCGCTATCCTCATTTAGAGATACAATTTCCACGACTTTGTGGTTTATGTATTTTGAGGGGGGCTGAAAGAATTTTCCTACAGCAATTTTATTAGCAAGTGAAATACTCATTTATTTACTCCTTCGAATAGTTCTTTACATTTGTTAGGGTTTTCCCACCAAGGGAAACCTTCGTGATACATAGCGGGTGCTAATACCACTTGACCGCAAGGGCATAAATTCATTAGCCCTTTAGGGTAGTCGCTTACAGTAGCGAATTTAGTCCAAATACTCATTTAGTATTCTCCTTATCTATACAGTTGATACAGTAGCAAGCCTTACTAGAGAATAAGAACTTTAGCAATTCTTTTCTAGTGTAAGCGTCTAAACCATAAGAGGATTTTACTCCGCCGTTATGGTATTCGTGAACGATAGTAGAGAATAGAGTTTCATTTAGTGTAGTCATTTTAGACCACCTTTCTTTAGAGGATTTCTTTACCTCATTTTTTCTTGATACTGTAAGTATAGCAGGGGGGTCTGACATTTTGAGGGGTATAAATGTCATAAATCGGACATTGTGAGGTAGGTCACATGTGATGTAGCCCACATTTTTCAGGGGAATTATAACAATAGCGTAACAATCTCTATAGTATCGGTGTGTCGACTTGACAAGATCGGGACGTGGCGATGTGGTGTAAATCACATAGAAAATGTCCGATTTGTCCGTGTCTAAACTTGACTTTTTGACATTTCTATGCTATACTTCTAGTATAAGAAAAATTGAATAGTAAGAAAAATCCTAGTGAGCCTCGATAAGAGCAAATAACCTAGGTCAAGGAAAAAGATAACACAAGGTTATCGAATAAACGAAAGGTGTTCATCAAATGAATACACTAAATACAATATCAGTAGTAGCCGAGCCTACTCACCCTATGTCTAGTAGCAATACTAAGAATAACAATATCTTTCGCCTATCAAATGGCAATTACATTAGCCGTATGGCATATGTCTATATGGTAGCAAGTGAGAACCTTATCTCTCACAAATACCTATCCCCTAACGAAAGCAAATGGGTATTTGCTAACAAGGTAGGTAAATAAATGATAGCAACACTAACAAGCACATCGGGTGCTACTAAGAAAATGAATTTCAAGAATAGGGAACACCTACTAGAGTTCATCGAATTATATAAGGCCACACTACACATTGGCCAAGCGGTTTGCATTGATGCCCCACTAGTGGGTATACACAATGGGTGGATACAGGGTAGCGCACCCAAGAAATAATTCATCAAAGATCAATAGTGTGTCTATCAATGGGCGCACTATTTTTTTGTGTTTATTTTCTGTATATCATGTATCATACATCTGGACAAAATATTCAGATTTTAGGCTATTAGGGTTTTGGTGTATAATGATTTTATGATATATAAAGGAAAGTTTGACTGGCCCTATTACCATAAACTTTTAAAGAAAAGAATACAGTCAGGCCATTTCCCTAACCCAGACCCACAAAATACATTTTTTGCATTTACTAGCAAAGCAGTTGAAGATGTTGTGCTAAATAAATATAACAGTTTTAAAAAAAGCGGGGGATTCACAAGGTTAGCCTACGCTATGGGAGCAGGTCTGTTTACTGCAGAAGAGCCTAAGCACATGAATAACAAGAAAGAGATATCTCCAGCATTTGACAATGACAACATAAAGAAATACGAAGATCAGGCTGATAAAATTGTAGACAAGGTTTTGTCTGGCTGGTCTGGTGAGATCGATGTTAGAAATGAAATGAAGTTTATTGTATTTAAAAGCATTATGGAAATTTTCTTTTCAGAAAACGCAGATCATGATTTTGAAAAAATAAAAAACGGTATAGAAGAGATATCGGACAGTGTTGCATTTGATCAAAACTATACTGGATCTGGAGAAAAGAGAGAGCAAGCCTACGGAATCTGTCAAAGGCTAGTAGATGAAAGACTGGCGTCTGGTGAAAACAAAAATGACATGATAGATATGCTTATTGCTTCATATAAAAATGGCAAAATAAATTTTGAAGATATGTATTCAGAAACGCTTTCTATATTTATGGGTGGTTATGAAACATCTGCACATACACTAGAGTGGGCAATGTACTATTTGGCAATGAACAAAGAGTGGCAGGACAAGTTGTCTGAAAAAGAAAACCTAGAGGCTTTTATTAAAGAAGTCCTAAGAGTCACTCCCCCTATATGGCTTAGTCAGAGAGTATCAGTAGAAGACGTTGTGATAGACGGAACACTTATTCCTTCTGGCACTGAGATTTCAATGAGTTCGTATGTAACTCACAGAGACGAAAATGTTTTTTCAGATCCAGAGTCATTTAAACCAGAAAGATGGTTTGATAATCCTAAACTGTCAAAGGGAGAGTATTTCCCATTTATGTTTGGCAAAAGACAGTGTGTAGGAAAAGAATATGCCTTAATGCAGATGCGACTAGTCATATCTAAGGTTGCTAAAAATTTTAATATAGAAATATTAAATCCAAATATTCATCATATTGGTGGTATTGCTTTTAGAACTAGCGAGCCAGTCAGAATGTACGTCACAAAAAAATAATTTTTCAGATTCTGCTATAATGGACGGTATGGGAATATTAAACCTTTTGGACACTGAATATCTTGATGAGTTCGACTATGGCAATTTAACATTAAAGCCTCAATATGAAATAATAGATGAGCCAGAAGAAAAGAAGGTTTATACACCAAGCCCAAACAGCCGATACACATATCGCTCAATGATTCCAGACTAGTGTATAATATAAATTATGGGAATATTAGACAACTTTGAAAACGCCTTAAACGACAACTTTGAGTTTGAGTCGAAACCTATAGTAGAAAAAGACGCTATGGGCAGAGAGAAGTTCTGGGAAGATCTAGGTAGACCAGAGTCTGAGTTAGACCGTGTAGAGAGAGAAAAATATTTGAACAATGTTGGAATTTACTCGATTGAAGGTTTGGCATTACAGGACGAAGAGCCTAATCTCGCTGTAAAAATTTTTTCAGAAACCTGTTGCTCTGGCTGTACTTGTGGCAAATAAGATCTTTATATTTTAGTATATATAAAACTCTTGGGGTGTATACTGAAATTATGTTAAATAAAAATCTGCCATCTGTGCTCATGTTTTTAAAAAATCAAGTAAAATCTAACCATCTAATAATTACAAAATCAGAAAATATATTTTTTGCATTTACTAGCAAGGCGGTAGAAGATGTCCTAGTAAATAAAGATGAAAGTTTTATAAAAAGCGGAGTTTGGAAAAGACTAAAGTGTCTGTTGGGCGAAGGCCTATTCACTACAGAAGAACCACAGCACATGAACAATAAAAAAGAAATTCTTCCAGGATTCAGCGTTAACAAGACGAAAGAATATAAAGAAAAAGTTTCCTACATTGTAGACTTTGTTTTACACTCTTGGTCTGGAGAGGTTAATGTTAGAAAAGAGATGCAATTCTTAGTTTTTAAAATTACTATGGAAGTGTTTTTTTCAAAGAGTATAGATCCTGATTTTATAAAAATGCGAGACACTATGTATACAGCATCAGACAAAGTTCTTTCTGATATAAGTGATGAAGAATTAGTCGAACTAACAAAAGAATTAAAAGAGTATGTAAAAAAAGTAGTAGACGAAAGGTTAGAATCTAAAGAAAATAAAAATGACTTTTTAGATATGCTAATTAACTCATACAACAACAAAAAAATAGATCTTAACAACTTATATGATCAGGCAATCACAATAATATTTTCTGGCTACGAATCAACTGTATATTTGCTAGAATGGGCAATATATTATTTATCTATAAATGAAAAATGGCAGGGAGAAATATCTCAAGAAAGAAATGTAGATGCTTTTATTAACGAAGTACTAAGAAAGTGTCCTCCTGTTTGGAACACTGAAAGAACAACTACAGAAGATGTAAGCATAGACGGAACAGACTTGCCTGCTGGGACTAAGGTAGTGGTAAGTTCTTATGTTATGCATCGAGATAAAAATGTTTTTAAAGATCCACACCTGTTCAGACCAGAAAGATGGCTTGAAGATCAAAACCTATCTAAAGGAGAATACTTTCCATTTTTATTTGGTAAAAGACAATGCGTTGCAAAAGAGTTTGTTTTAATGGAAGTAGGATTAGTATTAACCTATATTGCTCAAAATTTTAACATAGAATTAATAAATGATAAAGTATCTTATATTGGCGCTTTAACTTACAGACCTAAAGACGAAATAAGACTATACGTTAAGTATAAATAGTATTATAAAATTTACTTAAAAACGTTTTTAATTTCAAGATCATCATAAATCAAACCAAACATATGCTGAAGTGCTGGATACTGGCCATCAATGTTTTTTGTAATATCTTCATCGCTCATCTTGGCTTGCTTCATTAAATTGACATTGTAAGCATTTACTGTATCAATCATTATTTCGATAACTTCTTGTCTTGTCATGCCTATTCCTTTTCTTTCTTAGATTGCTTTATTATATTATAGCACGGACTGAAACAAAGTCAAATTAGAGCCACGGGCTAACTATGTAGTCGTGCTTATCGCTTAAAATAATATTAGATTTTTTTTGAAATTTTTCATATAACTCATACGACCCTATTCCGTAAATACCTAAAGACATATCTCCAGACAATATTTTTGCAGCCCTAAAGTAAGAGTCTTTATTAAGATCAGTCCATTTTGAGTTATCCTCCCAATGAAGAACTCTCTTATCCCTATTGTAGTTTTGATTATAGGCATGCCACATATAATGAAAGGACGGGTTAATAAGTTTAACTCCCCTGGTGTAAAACCTCAAGGCCATGGTTGGCTCTTCGCCGATAAAATACAGTTCCTTGTCGTATGGGATTTCTTTTATAATCTTGGAATCACAAAATAGAGAGTTGGCACATAAAAAATATGACTCATACCCGTACTCAAAGTAATCACACTCATACCAGAGTGGCTGAGGCATAGTTTCATTTTCTTTCCAACCCATAGCCCCTCTCATTGGCTTTGATCCAAAATCGTAGAACTCTTCTTTTCCAGTTTCGTGATCTCTTTGAAATCCATTTGGGTGCATAGTAAATGCAATATCTGACTTCCAATAATCTTTAAAAGAAACATAACTTTCCGTTATAATCTTATCCCAATTATCAACAAACCTGGAATGAGAATCTATCTGTAAAAAGTAGTCACTATCGATATCCCTAGATGCAATATCTCTTGCCCAGCAAGCACCTTTGCTTTCGGTGAAATGATATTTTAGATATCTTATCTGAGATTTTGGAATAAAAGACAAATTAGGATGCTCGTAGCCATCTGCTTGAGAAACAATTGAGAAAAATAATCTGTCTTTGTGCTTTGCATTATAGTATGCACTTCTAACTGTGTTTTCAAGATCAGGATCTCTATAACTTGCAATTGAAATAAAAATTGTTTTTGCTTTTGCTGGAATAAGACGAGAAGCAATTAAAGGTACTTTAATCAATTCCAACTAGTTTCTTCGTCGTATGTAACACTATACTCTCCTGTAAATATCTCTGCATATGAGATTATTTCTTTATTGTATCTTAATAGGGTAGATAAGCCTACTTTGTCGGACACATACTTCATACCCTGGACTAGTGGCTCAAAAGCCATCTCCTGCCCTTCTAGGGCGTTATTAAGGGTATCTATGTAACGTGCCTTACCATAACGCTTTGATGTAAATGATTGATCAACATAGTCAAACCTTGCTTGTGCATCATTCTTTCTTGCAATGTCCGAATTGTCTATTATATACCTTGTTGCAGGATGATCCATCCGTGTTGACCAGTTTCGCATGTTATCGCTGTATTTCTCCATGTTCTTGAGAGTTGAATCAGCAAAGGCCATGCGTATAAGGTCTTGTTCGGATAGGTCAGCCTCTATTGCGAACGAAATCAAAAAAGCGGTTGCGAAGGGAAACTTGTCGCTATATGTCGTGACGCCGAAGTGTACATTCGGATTGAACGACTTACTTGACATACCGTCTCGAATTAAACGCATATGATTTCCGAGAGACACAAACTCTTCTCGATTCATATCGCAATCGACGAACAAACAATCTTCGGCATTGATGCCATCGGCGAGACATAAAATATTTTTGTCATATGAGCCCACTATTTTCGAACCGTTAAAACGCTCTAATAATTTTGCGGACATAAAACCATCCATGTCAGGGGATATAATTAAATTCTTAGAATGCTCCAGTGTATTAAGTATCTCTGTTTTCATTTTGTATAAACGTCCCTTATAATAATGTTATGACTGTGCAAGACTGGGCTTCCTTAATCGTGGCGATACTTACAATTGTATCATCAATCGCCTTTGCAATCAAGTGGATGGTAAAACATTATCTCAGCGAACTTAAGCCCAATTCTGGATCATCGATGAAGGATCAAATTTCAAGATTAGAAACTGCTGTTGACGAACAGAGAGTTGACTCTATTAAATCTAGAGATCGCCAAGAAAAGAAACTTGACGATATGTATCAAATTCTAATTAAGCACATTGCTGATAACGATAAATAATTTGCTATATACTATATATAAAGATAGTTTTTAAAACTATAAAGATAGTTCTTATTTCTTATATCTTTTAAGTATACACTATCCACAACTTGGTCAAAATAGACTTATGGTAACAAATTGGACATTGGCTATTATAACAATTGTATAACAATTATAAAACCTTTACTTTATTGTCCATTTTGTCTATTATGGTATAATTTTATTACTGGCTAATGCCTTGGTTTGTCCTATACCCACCAATCAAGGTATTAGTCTTTTTTGTGGTATAATCTCATTATGACTATGTGTGGACCAGAGGTTTTTGGAGCGGATCCAGCCAGGATTAAATGGCAAATTGTTAGAGGAGACACCTCTCCGCTTCGTGTTGATTTTTTAGAAGATGACGAAACCACATATTTTGATACCTCTGATTGGACCTATACCGCTACGACCTACGATCCACAATCTGATACCCTGGATCAATTGACTGTTACTCCTGGAAATGGTTATGTTGACATTATGGCTCCAGCATCAATTACATCTCAATGGGGAACAGGCTATAAGACAATTGTAACAGAACTAACATTTGATTTGCAGGTAACTATTAATGGCTTAACAGATTCTTCAGATATTATTTGGACACCACTAATTGGAACAATATCGGTTATTGGCGATATTTCAGGTAGCCTATAATGTCAGTAGTAAAAGTTACAGTTCGCAGACCTGAGTTGCCACCAGTAATTAGAATTAAGAATAAAACATTTAAAGTAAACAAATAATCATGAGATAATCTCTTTATGGCTGCTTCTAAATCTATGGACTTTCCAGGTGCAAAAAAATCTAGTTATGCTGCTCAGGTAGAACAAACACAAGCCTCTCCGTATCAAGAAAATACACTTTCTTTTCTTCCAGTTCCTGGACCACAAGGTCCTCAAGGTCCAGCAGGTAGAGACGGAAAAGATGGTTTGCCAGGTCCAGTAGGACCAGAGGGACAAAAAGGACAAAAGGGAGAAAGAGGGCCATCAGGACAAAATGGACTAAGTTCTTTATCTTCTTCAGGACAGCAAGCAGGTTGGGCATCATACACAAATGCTATTGAAAAACCAATAAAACTTGGAATATCTCAAGGAAACGATGGATGGGTAACCTTAGTGCTAGACACAAAAGACAAAGAACAAAACGAAACCTATCTTCCAGCAGGATGTACAAGCCTTTGGAATAGCCATCAAAGAGCCCTAAACTTTCACGGCATAAAACAAGGTTCTCAGGTATTTGTAACATATAACTTTGAACTAACAACATATACTTCAAATACTGAGGTTTGGCTAAGAACATACTTTGCAAGTAAAGATAGAGAGTTTGTTCAGTTGATAGGATCTTTTAAATATCAGAACGTCTACAATCTTTCTGTAACCCAGCAGATATTTATAGAAGACCAGTCTATGTGGGGTAATGGAGCAGTTCCACAGATTAGAACAGACTTTGACTCAACCGTAATATTCAATTCCGTATACGTCAGCGTGGTATAATAAAACCATGGCATTTCCAGCGACCTATGACTTTAATTACTATAAGGGTGATACCTTTGAGTTTCGTATATACCCGAAAAAGAACGATGGAACATCTTTTGATTTAACCGCATACAAAGTTCCAACAAATTTTGCTAATACCCCAGATGATGTGACAGATAACACAGCACCATACGATAGTGCACAATTTACTATTGCTAATTTTCGTGGAACAGCAGCAACTGTTGTAGTAAGGGGATTTGCTAGAGTATCAGATGATAATACATTTGTACAGTGTGCAATCAGACCAGGAGATGGAGTTCAACTAGTTGCAGGAACAGAATATGTTTATGATGTTGAAGTTAGAAAGCCAGCAGGCGCTTCAGGCAGTGGGCAATACGAAATAGTTCAGACCTTACTAACTGGTAAAATAACAATTACAGATCAAGTTACAGGCGCTACGTCTATAACAAGACCAGGTGCTTAATGGCAGAGATATTATTGTCTAATGAAGACCTAACGGTTTTTGGTGGACCAGAAGGTATAAGCCTTGATCTTGATATAGGACCACAAGGAGATCGTGGAAGTATTATTATTGGAGTTCTTGGAAATCCTACAGAGGCAGCAGTAGCACAGACAATAGTTCAAGATGTACAAGCCCTAGATCTTGCAATAAATTATCAATCCTCATCCCCATCTTTTAAAACTGTGTTTCAGTTAGTTTCTACTGGAGGATCGCTTCAGTGGACAGAGTTAATAAGTTTAAAAGCAAACTCTTATTCTGCTGTCAAACAAATAACTGCTTCAGGCGGAAAACTTGTAATCCCTCCAATCAATGTAACAGAGATATATGACTTATCTGAAAACGAAGTAACCTCAGCCAACTTTAAAATTAACTACTCTATCTCTGCTCCAGACACTTCTGGTCCTTTAGCAACAACTCTTATAGTAAAAGACCTAATAACAAGTCCTGGGTTTTTAGCACTACCACTTGAAATAAAGGGTGTAGAATATGATGGAACGACTTGGGCCCCCATAACGGGACCTAAAACTGTCCACTTATTTATTACGGTGGTATAATGAAAAAGGGTGATTTATAGTGGCAGCAGAGAATATTGATAATACCGTTAATGGTACTGGTCTATTCCCTGCAAAAGTACCTGGTCTTTCAGATGCAGCAGATATTCAAGCAGCGCTTAGACTTTACCACTATGGATCATATGCCTATGATGGTGCTAACACAAATCCTACACTTCTTCCAAATCCATCAATTGCAAAACATCTTCAAAACCTTGTAGATGCAGATGCAGCAGAGGTAACAAATAGAAATGCTGCTATTACAGCACATTCTTCAGCAACAACAAATATTCACGGAATATCAAACACAGCAAATCTTGCAACACAGACATATGTAAATACAGCAATTTCTGCTGCAGTTGGTGGCGTTACAGGAGAATTTTCAAACCTTGCTGGAACTGCTATTGACTGGAACTCTGTTGATGAAAGATTTGATGTTGAGCCAAGGCTTGCAAACTCTGGAACAATTATAACAAAAACAGAAAGTTTTATTTTATCTGCAAGTGATGTTGGCAAAACTGCTATCTTGTATTCTTCTAATCCAATGACCGTAACACTTCCAGAAAATGCTTCAGTAGAAATTCCAGTAGGATATTCAATTGACATAATTCAAACAGGAACGGGATCAGTAACAGTATCTGAAGGCAGTAGTGCTGTTTCAATTAATAGCAAGTCTAATATAAAATCTTTGGATGGACAATATTCAAAAGGAACGTTAGTTAAAATAGCCGACAATACATGGTTTTTTTTTGGAAACTTACTTAACGTAGTAACTCCAGTTACGCCTACAGCGCCTACTCCAGTTGCACCAACACCAGTTGCACCAACACCAACCCCACCAGCCCCAACGCCACCAGCCCCAACTCCACCTTCTCCAACTCCACCTTCTCCAACTCCACCTTCTCCAACACCACCAAGTCCAACACCACCTGTCCCAACACCACCTCAACTTCCAACTCCATCACTTTCGGTAACATCGCAGGGATGGAATAGTTATCCTAATGCAGCATATGCAAATATTGGTGTAGGAAATTATAACTATGAGAACGTTTATACTTCAAACCTTGGAACACAAAATCCAGAATTCCCAGAAGAATGGAATCTCGGTAATTTAAATCCAAATCAATCTTATACAGTTTATATAACTGCCTCCCGTGCTGGATATACAAGTGCTCAAGGATCTATAACATTCTCTGCTAATCCTGCATCAACCCCAACTCCAGTTGCTCCAACACCTGTAGCGCCTACACCAACTGGACCAACAACATATAACATTTATACTTATTGTGATCCACTATTCCCTGCTATGAGAGGTGGAGCATATGGAACACAGACAGCAGGAACAACTGTTAATACTGGAACAACAACAAACCCATCTTTAAGTAGCGAACAGATAGTTGCACAACTTGGTTATGCTGGTGGATGTCCAACAGTTCCAATAGTAAATCCTGGAACAGTTTACTTATCATATTGTAGTCAAGGATCACCAGTTGTTGAAAGTTACCCTGTAAATGCAGATAACGTTCTTACTACAAACATTAACGAAGCATGTTCAGTCTATAGCACTCTTCTTACTAACATAGGTGCAACAAGCATTGACTGTTCAACAAGTTCTGCAAGAGTTGCACCAACAAATTGTGCACCAGCACCAACACCTGTTGCACCAACTCCTACAGCACCTACACCAGTAGCAACAGGTTACTATGCTTGGGGATGCTGTAATGGTGATCCACTAGTTATTGATGGACCTAACAATGCAACTGCCAGGGCCGATTATCAGTCTGTAGGAGGATGTACTGCTGCAGGAGTTCTATCAACTTATGCTGCTGCACTTTCAGCAGCACAGGCAGGATGTAATGAATCAAGCCCAACGCCAACACCACCTACCATAACATATTATTTAGCACAAACAACAATTGATTTCCAGAATGACGACTGTGTGTCTGCTCCTGCATATGTTTCTTCACAAACGACAGCACCAGCAACAGTTGGTTCAATATATACAATAAGTTCTGGATCAAGAACATTAACTACTGGATATTGGAGTACAGTTTCTGCTGCAGATGCAGTTGCACAACTTCTTGCAGGAACTTCCCGTTGTCAAACACCAACACCAGTAGCGCCTACACCTGTAGCACCAACACCTGTTGCACCAACTCCTACAGCACCTACACCTGTAGCCCCTACTCCAGTAGCATCATGTCCTCCAAATGATGGTGGAAGTTATCAAGCAACAAATGTATTTACCAACACTTGCCAAGATCTAGGATTAGAATTTGTATGCAGAAATGCTAATATTGAATATTGTAGAAGTGCAGCACCTACACCTACACCACCAGCACCTACACCAACTCCTTCTTATCCAGCATTGCTTCCTGGACTACACTATTGTGCAAGTGGTGACGTTCCTAACCCATCAAGCCCATGTACTCAGTCAGATGTAACTAATGGTAATTGCAAGGATGGAGGAGCATCAGGACCATCTTGTGCTCCCGCACCAGTAGCACCTACACCTGTTGCTCCTACACCTGTAGCACCAACCCCAGTTGGAGCAACTTGTCCAGGACAATCAACTAATCCTGCACTCTATACATGTGCTGAACTAGGACTTACAAGACTTGGTGGTTCTGATTACTATAGCATTCCTGCAGGATGGTCTTGTTGCTCTGCACCTGCACCAACAGCGCCAACACCTGTAGCACCTACTCCTACAGCACCTACACCAACTGCACCGCTAGATTGTTCTCCATGTGATCCACAATATTCTGGAGCCGCTTGTGGACAATATGGAAATGGAACTTTATGTTATACACCTTCAGGATGTCCAAATAGATGTGATGGAGATTATGCTCCAACGCCTACTGCACCAGCACCTGTTGCACCAGTAGCACCAACAGCACCTTCACGCTATACCTGTAGTCCATCAGATTACGCCAACCAGTGCTGTAGTTGCTTCTCTGTAGGAGCGTGTGATGCAAACGGAAGTAGTTGGCCAGCATGTTAACCTTGACAAAAAAAATTTTTTATGATAGAATATTATTAAGTATCTAAAGGAGAAAAATATGATTAATTATGAATTAGTTTTGTGGAAAACTGCCAAAGATAAAGAAGATAAGGTATCTAAAAATATTGCTGGAATGGCACTTGCTTATGTAATTGACAACGAAGTTGTTCATACAGATGTTGTGGATGCATCTTTTGGGTCTACACTTTGTTCTGCAGATAGTTTTAGTGAAGAGAGTATTGATGAGATAAAGAGTGTTTACATGGTAAACATTGTTAAAGACGATGTAACTATAGAAACTGTTATATGTGATGAAATGATTTATTCTCTTTTAACTTCAGATGCAAAAGTTTTTAATATTGATGATGGACACGAATACGCTGCACTTGTAAAAACTGGCTGGAAATATATAGATGATACTTTTAAATTGCCAGGGGAATTTGAATGAGCAAATGGGAAGAATATAAAGCAAAACAAGAAAAAACAGTCAAGCCTTGGGACTTAGTAAATCCAAATACAGAGTGGGCATCTGAAGAAAAAGCAGAAGAAAGATATAGCATTTGTAAAGGATGTCCAGAACTTATTAAATTAACTAAGCAGTGCAAAAAATGTGGCTGTTTTATGGCAGTAAAAACAAAATTAGAACTAGCAACTTGTCCTTTAGGAAAATGGTAAAATGATAAAAGAAGAGATAGCACCAGGAATAATGGTTTATAGTAATGTAATACCTAATAGCGAAACCCTATGTGAAGATATTGAGGAAGGACTTATTTCTGCAAATCTACCATGGGTTCCAGCAGAAGTAAAGGCTGATAAAGATCCTGGAGTAAATACTAACTCAAGAGATACAAGTACTTTTGGAGTTCCATACTACGGAGCAATTTCTGAAGACTTTACGAGTTTTCAATCTTCTTTTAACTCAACACTAAGTAATTTATTCTTTGAAAATTTTGATCCAGTTGAAAAAGACTACAAAAATTATTTTGGAGCAGCAGCACCATGGCATGATGCCTATGCAGTATTAAAGTATGGGGTTGGTCAAAAATTTACAAACCACATTGATGATCATCAAGAATATCACAGAAGAATTTCTACAACTTATTATATAAATGACAATTATTTAGGTGGAGAAATTATATTCCCTAGGTTTGACATTACATTTAAACCAAAAGCAAATCAGATGATAGTTTTTCCATCAACATATGTTTATAACCATTCAGTATTGCCAGTCATTGAAGGCGAAAGGTATGCCGTAGTTAGTTGGATGCGATGAAGGATCCATTAGTCGTAAATGATTTATTAAGTCCTGAAGATTATGCAAGGCTTCTAACATATTTAGACAAGCCTAAGAATTTTGGTTTTGACCCTGGATTTAGCAGGTATTCAATTGGAGATGGCGAACTTCCAATCTTAGGAGAACTAGCAGATAAATTAATAGAAACTGCAAGAGAAGCGTTTGATAGTAAAACTTTACTTCCAACATATACGTTATTTGCACACTATGAAGGACAGAATCCTTCACCAAGTTTGTACAAGCATAAAGACGATAACGCATGTACCTATACTCTTGATATGTGTGTTTATCAAAATGAGCCGTGGGATTTATGGGTAGAAGACAAAAACTATTGCCTTTATCCTAACCAAGCCTTAGCCTATTATGGAAATGATCAAATGCACTGGCGTGAAGAGTTTCCCAATCCAGAAACTAATTATGTTGCTATGATATTTTTTCACTTTGCAGAACCAGATCACTGGTGGTTTAAAGAAGGACCACAATATCTCTATACTCATATTAGAAAAACAAAATGAAAAAAATATTGGTTAGTATTGTAAATTATTGCGATACAGAGTTTTACTCTACGATATTTTCACTATGGGATCAGGCAAAAAATAAAGAAAGTTTGTATTTTTCTATAGTTTCAGAAGATAATCAAGAATATAATTTATCCTTTATACCAAAAGAACAACTTCTTTATAGGCATTTTGATTTATCAGAATATAGGGGTGGAGTATGTTGGGCTAGAAACTTAGCAATACAAGTTGATGTAGATTATGATTATTTTATACAGTTTGACTCTCATACACAGGCATCTTTAGGGTGGGATATTCTTGCTATTGAAAGATATGAAAAATTAAATACTAATAATGAAAAATTTATTATTGCTTATGCTCCAGCAGATTACGAAATAAGGTCAGACGGATCAGTTAATTTTGATGGACTATGTAAGGTATCGGCGTATGGGTCTTACTTTACTGAACTAGTTCCAGGGTTTAAATTTCCAGGATATCGTGTTCTAGAAATAGATGAAGTCGTGCGTTCATACTGGGCAACATGCTGTTATCTTTTTGCACCAAAGCAATGGGTTGATGAGGTTGGAATAAGTGGCAAAGAATCTTTCAATACAGAAGAGTTTGCTCTTTCTTTAAGAACATACGCAAAAGATTGGAAAATATACTCTATTGGAACAAGAGATGTGTTTCATAACCAGTCTCATCGTCAAGCAAATGGCTCCGTAACAAGAGAAACATTAAGACCATGGGCAGATGGAAGAAAAGAATTCTATTGGAAGCATGTAGAGGAATCAACAAATAGGCTTTCTAGTCTAATGTCTGGCAGCCTAGATGTTTCAAAAGAAAAAAGTTATAATTTTCTTAAAGAGTCTGGAATAAGCACAAAATATACAGAGTTTATTTCAGACTATGGCTCACATATAATTGTAGAGCCTAGACCACTTGGTTTACCACCAAGAAGAGACAAATAAAAACCCCCCAGATTTCTCTAGGGGGTAATTTATTTTTATAGACTACTTAGGAAATTTACTCATCCACATTTTGGTCTTTGGGGTAATACCCTTCCAAGAAGACCAATCGTCTCCGCCACTTGTCATGTAGTATGCAATCTCTGCATTCTTGACGGGATTGAATAGTTCAGCATTTGATTCAAGATCAAACTTAGTTCTACGGTCAGGACCAAGGTCGTCAATCATATTGATTTGAAACATACCATAAGACGAGTCGCCAGTCTTGTGATTGCCATTAAAAGCCAATGGTCGCCCATTAGACTCTTTCTTAGCAACTGCCCAAGCCACAACAAGGTCTCTACCCTTGAAGCCTACTAGCGAAAGCAGTTCCTTTAGTTCTAAATCAGTCAGAGAAACCTTGTTCTCAAAACTCTCTAGTTTTTTTGCTTTAGAAACCAAAAAAACCTCTTTCGAGGCTGGTTCCACTGTCTGAGCCTGTTCAAGGCTAAGATTGTTTTTAGTATCAAGATCTGAAGAAGCACTAGCGTTAGAAGTAACCGCTATTAGTGCTACGATACTGAGTGTGCTAATGATCTCTTTGTTTCTTTCGATAAATTTAATCATAGTTTCCTCCTTAGAAAACAATAACACCTTGGTAGGTGTTACTACTAAGTATAACATAATTTTCAGCCAAAAGTCAAATCTGGGTGTATAATAACATTATGCCTGTATCATCATCTAATTATCCTACTATGAAGTATCCTATTGCTTCTGATCCCGTGAATGTACACGGAGACTTTAAAGTATTAGTTGATGCTTTAAACAATATATTACCACCTTTAGGAATGACAAGTGTTTCATCTCCAGTAAGAAATGCAAGTTCATCTATTTCTATTCTAGCAGGAAAACCAGTATTTATTTCTGGGGGAACTATTAATGAAGGAAAAGCAATACCAACTGTAGAACTATATAATCCGTCAAGCCCTACTCACAATCCAGATGTTCCAATTCTTGGACTAATGCAATCGGATATGCTCCCTTCTACAAATGGGGTTGTTGTGGTATCTGGAATTATTCAAATGAACACAACTGATATAGGAGATATTGGCACAAAGGTTTATGTAAATAGTCTTGGAGTTCTTGTTTCAGGTCGCCCAGCAACTGGCCCAGCAAGATATGTAGGAGTAGTTGCAATTAGAGGGACAAAAGCAAATGGTGGAATGATCATTGTTCAAACAAAAGGAAACGGTACTTGGGGAGCACTCAAGGACGGTTTGTCGTGATATAATAAACCTATGGCTAACTATAGAAACCCAAACGAAACCCCTATTACTGGAGTAGTTGCACCAGCAACATATAACATTGGTAACAAGCCACCACTCATTAACTGGACTGTTGTAATTGGAGACACTGCATCTTTTAGAATTTACGTAGAAGATGATATGGGAAATCCATTAGATTATAATACAGCAACCTTTGACCCAAATGATGCTGGTTGGGTTATAACAGGAGACTTTAGAAGATATTCAGATGATGACGGAGATGACCTACTATTTACAGTTTTTCCAGATAAGACAGAGTTTGATGACCCTGGAGAATTTACAGTAACTCTATCTGCAACTCAATCAAAACAACTTTTAACTGGAGATGTTTTTGATATTCAACTAAAAGACGCTGTTCGTGTTTGGACAGTATGTCAAGGCGAAATGATCATGCTTGGCGAGATCACAGATCAGGCTTAATCATAATGGCAACAACTATAATTTCTCAAGGAGTTGCTTTAGCAGTACTTGTATCAGCAACAGCAATATCCCCATTGGTTCAGGTAACAGACCTTAAGCCAGTTCCCAGCGGTATAGAATTAGCAAATTATCCAAAAGTAGTTCGTCCAACATCTATACTTCCATTTAGGTTAACAATAACTAATATTGGAATTGAAGGATACCGTGAGAATAATCCACCAGGCATTGGCATTCAGGTTATTGGGTTTTCCAACTATATTCTTTAATTATCTTATTAAAAAGGATGATATAATTACAGCATGGCCAAACTCACAATTCCAAATGTTAAGTTAAAATTCCAAACTGGTGATCGTCCTTCACAAGAAGATTACGTAGATTTGATAGACACTCTTTCATCCCAAGCAACAGATCTAGGATCAAAGGGTAACAATGAAAATGAAATCAACGGTATTGAAAACGTAACTGTTATTGATGACTTTCAGGCTACTGAGTTCCGTATGGTTAAATACCTTATTTCAATTTCAAAGACCTCTGCAGGGGACAACAAGTTCTATGCAACTGAATTAACTATTCTTGTTGACGGTACAAATGTATCAGTCAGCGAGTACGGCACTATCGACAATGATGGGAATATTGGCACCATTAATGTCTCTCGCACTGGAAATACCGTGGCTTTAACAGTCACTCCAGATCCTGCGATCAAGCCAGTCACTGTACGTTTCGCACGTATGGGACTTAAGGCATAATAAAAGGAGATATAAAAAATGGCAACAGTAAATAAAGATTTTAAAATTAAGAGTGGCTTAATTGTTGAAGGTACAACAGCGACAGTTAACGGTTTTGACGTTCTTACAAAGAAGCAAGCAGATCAAGACTACGTAGTTGGTCTTATCGGTGGTACAGCAACATCTGCTAACGAAGCAAACAAGGTCGTAAAGCGTGATGCTAATGGTAACTTTGCTGCAACTCAGGTTACAGCAGATCTAGTTGGAGATGTAACTGGTCAAGTATCAGATATCTCAAACCACTCAACAACAAATCTTACAGAAGGCACAAACCTTTACTTCACAGAACGAAGAGCACAAGATGCACTAGCAGGAACAATTGCTGGAGTAACATCTGTAGCAGCAGAAAATCTTACAGATCACGAAAATGCTACAGAAGCACACGGTGCAACAGGTGCGGTAGTTGGAACAACCAACACACAAACATTAACAAACAAGACTATTGGAGATACACTTAACTTTGTAGGCGCAGGAGATATGACAATCAACTCTGATTCTCATATCGTTCTTACTCCAGCAGCAGGTTCTTCTGTTAAGTGGGGTGCAGATGTTCTTGCAACTCAGGCTTACGCAGATCAAGCAGAAGCAGATGCTAAGGCACATGCAGACGCAGCAGTTGCTGCTCTTGTAGATTCAGCACCAGAACTTCTTAACACTCTTAATGAGTTAGCAGATGCAATTGGTGATAATCCAAACTACGCAGCAGATCTTGCAGCATCAGTTGGAACAAAGGCTCCTCTGGCTTCACCAGCACTAACTGGTGTACCAACAGCACCTACTGCACCAACAAATACTAATTCAACTCAGATTGCTACAACAGAATACGCTAATCAGGCAGCAACTTCAGCAGCAAATGCAGCACAGGCTAATGCAGAATCTACTGCATCAGCAGATGCAACATCAAAGGCTAATGCAGCACAAGCAGCAGCAATTGCACATGCAGATGCACTTGATACAGATGATATAGCAGAAGCAGGAAGTCTATACTTTACAGATGCTCGTGCTAAGAGTGCAGCAGCATCACTCCTACTTGGAGCAATGAAGAATAACATCACAATCACAGGTGATGGTACAGGTCTTGTTATTCAAGCAGAAAACGGTGTAGCAGATTCTACAACATCTGACCTAGCAGAAGGTTCACGCCTTTACTTCACAGATGCTCGTGCAGTCTCTGCTCTTGAAGCAGTAACACCAAACTTCACAGCAGTTGAGTTAAACTCAGTTGCTAAGCAGGTTGCAGCAACTTTATCAGCACCAACAGCAGGAATTCAGGTAGCACATGCTTTCGCAAAGGCTGACTACCGTTCAGCAGAATACCTTGTAAAGGTTGCTTATGGCGATCACACAGAGATCTCAAAGGTACTTCTAACTCTTGCTGCAAATGACAACATTGCAATCACAGAGTACGGAATTGTTGGAACAAATGGTTCAGCATCATCAGTTTCAGCAGTAATCTCAGGCAACGATGTACAACTTCAGGTAACTACAGTTAATAACACTTCAACAGTTACAGTTGTTGGAACATTGCTTGCGTAATAAAAAATAAAAATAGTTGGAAGAGGGAGCAGTAAATGGCAACAGTCGATAAAGACTTCAAGGTCAAGAATGGATTAGTCGTAACTAACGGCGGTACATTCGGAGATGCAGTAACAGTAGGAGCACCAACTCTTGCTGGACATGCAGCAACTAAGGAGTATGTTGATTCTTTGTCAGGATCTATGCAGGTAGGAGCAACTCCTCCCTCTTCACCAACTAATGGAACACAGTGGTTAGACACCCTAACAAACAGAGTTAATTTCTATTACAATGGAGCATGGTATACCCAGGCAACTATTGATGATACAAATAATTTACCACAGCACATTCACGATACCGCAATTGATGGAACTGGTTTTATAGTATCGCAGTTTTACGAAGGCGGATCATTTAATAGCCCATTGGGTATAGGTTTGGATGCTGGAGGACCAAGTACAACAACTTGGACTGTAGTGTTCGATGGCGGTAGTGTAGTAGACAACTTCAATTAAAAAATTGATGTTATAATAAAGATAAGTAATTGGGCAGCCCCCATAAGGAGAAATAAAATATGGCAACAAGAATGCAACAGCGCAGAGGTACTGCAGCCCAATGGACGGCTGCCAACCCAATTCTCGCAGCAGGTGAAATCGGATTTGAAACCGACACAAGTAAGTTTAAGATGGGTAACGGATCCTCTACATGGTCAGCATTGACATATTTTGCGAACGCAGCAGAACTAGCAGCGATCATTGACAGTGCTCCAGAAGCCCTCAATACTCTTAATGAGTTAGCAGCAGCAATCGGAGATAACCCAAACTTTTTAACAGCACTAGCAACAAATGAAAGAGTAGATGGAGTAGTTCTTAATGGTCAGACACAACTTACTCAGGCAAGCAACTTTTTTAACGATGCTCTTGTAGCACACAATTTAAATCAACTAAATGTTCATGGAATTGCAAACACTCAACTTCTAGCAACTACAGCAGAAGTAGCAACTACAGTAACTGCAGCAGCAGCAACTGCTAAGTCAGAAGCAATCGCTGCAGCCAACGATGCAGCAGATCAAAAGATTTTAACAGCAATCAATGCAATTCCAGCAGTTACAAGTGAGACTCTGGGTCTTGGAGAAGTAGATAATACACAAGATGCCTTTAAGCCAGTCTCAGCAGCGCAAGCATCTGCAATTGATACTGCAAAGACTGAGGCAATCACTGCAGCAGGTATCGCAGCCGATTCAAAGGTTTCAGCACATGATGTTGACACACTAAATGTACACGGAATTGCTAACACAGCACTTCTTGTAACACAGACAGATCTATCAAATGCTCTTTTAGGTGCAGTAGTAGATCAATCAACCCTAGCAGGTGTAGGCATTGACTGGAATGCTGTAAGTGAAGCATTCGATGTTGACGAGACATACATTACAAATGCTACAGAAACAGCACTTGACCTTAAGGCACCACTTGCTTCACCAACATTTACAGGAACAGTAGTTCTTCCAGAAGTCACTGCAGGCGGAGATATTATTCCAGTAACAGATAACACATACAGCCTAGGATCTCCTACTAAAATGTTTAAAGACGTTTATGTTGGACCAGGATCACTTTATGTTAATGGCCAGAAGGTTCTTCAGGATGAATCAGGATCGATTGTTGTTTCTGCTGATCTTAACGAAAATCTAGGACTACGAACAAGCGGAAGCGGTAATATCGAACTAGATCCAACAGGAACTGGTTCTGTTAATATCAAGGGACCTCTAGTAGTTGAAGCAGGAGCCAACTTCTCAAGCGCAGACGGAGAAGGAATTGCATTTGGAAGCGGTATCAAATCTGATGCCATCACAAGCAAAACATTAAACACAGACTTATCTCTATCAGGAAATGGTACAGGAAAAGTTTATCTTAACGATAATGCAGAAGTAAATGGAAACCTTGTTGTTGGTGGAAACCTAACAGTAAGCGGAACAACTACAACTGTTAACAGCGAAACAATCGCTTTGGCTGATAATATTATTGACCTAAATAGCAACTTTACTACTGGAACTCCAACAGAGAATTCAGGACTAAGAGTTATGCGTGGAGACTCAGCAGCAGTACAGTTACGATGGAATGAGTCTACCGACAAATGGGAAATCACAAATGACGGAACAAACTATTCTTCAGTAGCAGGTCTTGAATCTCCTACATTTACAGGAACAGTTACAATACCAGCAGGCGCAAGCATTGCAGGGTATGCACCAGTTGCATCACCTACATTCACTGGAGCAGTAACAGTTGCAGCATCTGGAGTAGTCTTTACAGACGGCACACAGACCAAGGCTGGCGTTCCTTCGATTACAAACATTCCAACTGCAATAGCAGCAGGATCAGTTACAATTGAAGCAGATCGGGCAGATCAGTTTGTACCACTAAATGGAGCAGTAGTAATTACACTACCAGCAACAGGATACGCAACTGGCCAGTCAATTGACTTCTACCAGGCATCATCTACAGGAGCACGGTTTGAATCAACTAACGGAGTCGTGGGAACACCAGGACTTAAGTTTAGAACAACCAACTCAGTAGCAACAGCAATGAAAATTTCATCAGGATGGTTGGTCTTTGGAGACCTATCAGCCTAATACAAAATTAAAGGAGATTAAATATGTCAAAGCAAGCAGGTAGAATGAGTCAGTCGGCAAACGACTTCCTGGCTCCACTAGCACCAACAATTGGTACAGCAACAAATGTTCCTTCAAATCGACCTTATAACGATGGACGTGCAGATGTAACATTTACCCCTAGCGCAGACGGTGCAGCAGCGACATCCTATACAGTCACATCTTCTCCTGGAGGATATACTGCAACAGGATCTTCTTCTCCAATTTCAGTAACTGGTCTTCAATCTGCAACACTTTATACATTTACAGTAACAGGAACAAACTCAGTAGGAACTGGTCCAGCATCTGCTGCATCAAATTCAATAACCGCAACAACTGTTCCATCTGCTCCAAGTGGTTTAAGTGCTACAGACACTGGAACAGGAAGACCATTTAATAATGCTGAAGCAAGAATAAGTTTTACTACTCCAGCAACAGGAGGAACAGACATTACTTCTTATGGAATTCAGTCAAATGATGGAGGTTACGCAACTTCTGGAAATTCAAATCCACTAAGTGCAGCAGGAATTGCATCAGGAACAACTTATTCTTTTAGAATTAATGCAACAAATGCAAATGGAACTTCTTCATACTCTGATTTGTCTAATGGGGTTACTCTGACAACTGTTCCACAAACACCTGGTGCACCATCTGCTTCCTCTCCTTCAGCAGGAACAGACAACGTATCATGGTCAGCACCAAATAATGGTGGTAAAGCAATTACTAACTATCGATGGACATCATCAGACGGTAAAGCAGGAGACACATCTGGAACATCAGTAAGCCTTGGACAAGAACAAGGAACTGCTCAGACATACAATGTTTATGCAACAAACGCAAACGGAAACTCTGGAACATCTTCTGAATCAGGATCTGTTACTACAGTATTTGCTGCCTTCGGCGCTTTCGGCGCTTTCGGTGCCTTCGGTGCTTTTGGAGCCTTCGGCGCTTTCGGTGCCTTCGGTGCCTTCGGTGCCTTCGGTGCCTTCGGTGCTTTCGGAGCCTTCGGTGCTTTCGGAGCCTTCGGTGCCTTTGGTGCGTACTATAAGTCTATCAGTTTACACACATTGGTTTTAACTCCAAATGGATATACCCAAGCATCAAATCTTAAAGTAGGAGACGAACTTGTTTCTACAGAAATTCCTGGTTTAGGAATGAACTTTACCTTACAAGATGTTCAAAATTGGACGGGAAATCCAGAAACTCTTCAAATGATTCCTGACAAAGTAACAACAATCGTTGGTATGGGATCATCACAGGCAACACATTCTGTTTCTGTAAATGGAGAATTTTATTCAGGGAATCACACCATGCTTGTAAATAGAGAAGGCGTTGCCAAAATGATTACAAGCATAGACCTTTTTGAAACAGACCAGTTGTGGTCTGCAGACACAAATACTTGGACACCTATAACTGAATTAATAATCGCAGAAATTGCTCACGAAGTTATTTCTATTAACTGTGAGCCTTATGATCTGTTCTATACAGACCACTTCTTGGTTTATGACGGCTATCAAATAGAAAATCAGTAGTAGTGTTTAGGCCTGTTGATACTTCAGCCTTTGATCACCCAGAACAATTAAAGGGGTCTTGGATGCATGTTGTTTTCTTTGAGAATCACCCAAACCCTAATATAGATGGGATAGGCTATCTATATTTTAATGATAAATATCCAAGCGGTTCTTTATTCGTTGGAGATTATATTTTAAATGACTATCCAGATGGATATTTAACAATGAGAAAAATTGATGATGAAACATACACATCAGGAAGACTCTTTATATCCCCACCACTTAGAAACAAAGGAATTGCTACAGCAGCAACAATCTATTGCTTTAGTCTTATGAAACATTGTTTTAATAAAAAGATTTCTCATTTATCTGGATCAGATGTTGCAAACAGGGCAGTAGAAAATGCTTCTAAAGTTACAAATTTTGATTTTGGAGTAGCAGAAGTAGAAGAAGGAATTCATTTAAACAAAGAATTTTTTGATCAACCTGTAAGGCCATATATATTTTTTGGCAGGAGGCTTTCCATATGATAGACTATATTTTGTTTGATGTAAAAGATAACATAGATATCACAATAAAAACATTGATAAAAGACATGTGTAAAGAAAATAAAATAAATTATGTAAAGCAAGAATACAAAATTTTATTTTCTAATGAAAAAATGCTTTTAGAAAATAATGAGGTCAAGTTTACTTCTGGTTCAAAAAAAGACCTATCGTTTTACGGTAAAGTTTATTCAAATAAAAAAGATAAAATTATTGAAAATATTTTCCTAAAAGACGAGACTGTAAAACTTGAACCAAAAGAAACAGACATAATCATTATTTTTGGAGGAATAGATAACTCAACAGTTGTAGAAACTGATCAAGAACTGCTATACTTCTATATTGCTCCAAGTCATTTACTTGAAGCACAAAAGCCAGACTTGTGGCAAAACCTTTAATATGATATAATTAATGTAATTGAAAGGTTTTACATGAACACTATTAGATTTTTACAAATGTATCCAGCGCTAACAAACATTGTTCCAGAGCCAGAACAAGCAACAAAGAATGTTCCCTCTTGGTACAAGGATCAGCCAGCAATATCAGGAAGTGATATTCCCGATAGAGGAATAATGAGACTTACTGTAAAAAAATGTCAAGCATTCTTTGATGCAATGGCAATGGGATATATTCTAAAAGTTCCATGCGATATATACCTTGACACAACTGATGGAAACATTAACCTTCAACTTCCTGCTGCTATGAATAAATACTATTCACTGTTAATAAGCGAACATTCAGCAGAGCAGGTGTCTCATTTACCTATAGACAAAGATATATATTGTAACAAAATACTAAGAATTCATCCTACTTGGATGGTTCAGACTGATAAGGGCTATAGCACATTATTTACAAACCCAATCCACCAAAGTCCTTCACCACTAAAGGCTATCGATGCTGTAGTTGACACTGATAACTATTTTACTGACGGGCATTTATCATTTTTAGTAAAGAAGAACTTTAAAGGAACCATTAAGCAAGGAACCCCAATGTTTCAAGTTTTCCCATTTAAAAGAGAAGACTGGACAATGGAATTAGACAAAAATTTTTCAGCAAAAAAAGTAGAAGAACAAAGAGATAAGGTTAGATCTAGTTTTCAAAATGGCTACAGACTTAAGTTTTGGCAAAAGAAAACTTTTAAGTAAAACTGTCAACCCATCCTTTAGGTAGAGTTTTGTTTTTCATAAAACTCTGCTATAATTAACACTTAATCCGTTTTTGAAAGGACGATACATATTATGTCAGATTTTTTTAGTTTTAAACTTCCAGAGGACTTCGTAGAAAAATACAAAAGCCAAGAAAACCCATTTGGGTTTAAGGATGCAGCAGAAAATTCTCTTGGAGAGATTACTTTTATTCGTACGTATTCTCGTATGAAGGAAGATGGAACTAAGGAAAGATGGCATGAGGTTTGTCGTCGTGTAATTGAGGGCATGTATTCAGTACAGAAGAACCATGCTAAAGAAAACCGTTTGCCATGGAATGATTACAAGGCTCAGAAGTCTGCACAAGAAGCATTCCAAAGAATGTTTGAGTTGAAGTGGACTCCACCAGGCCGTGGTATGTGGGCATTTGGAACTCCTATGACTATGGAGAAAAAGAACTCAGCAGCACTACAGAACTGTGCAATGGTTTCCACTAAAGACCTTGACAAGAACGATCCAGGAGCCTTATTTGCTTGGGTTATGGATGCCCTTATGCTTGGTATTGGTGTAGGGTTTGATACAGTGGGACAGGATAAGAATTTCTCAATCTATACCCCAACAGAACCAGAACAGGTGTTCGAAATCCCAGACACTCGTGAAGGATGGGTAGAGTCAGTTAGACTTCTAATCAACTCATACCTAAGAGCAAACCAGAGCATTCAGAAGTTTAACTATGATTTGATCAGGCCTCTTGGAGCCCCCATTAAGGGCTTTGGAGGCGTTGCATCAGGACCTGCACCTCTTATCAAGTTACACGACCAGATAGACCGTGTAATCGGCTCCAGAGGCGGAGAAGCCCTAGATTCTCGTGCTATCGTAGACTTGGTAAACCTTATTGGTACCTGTGTGGTATCAGGCAATGTTCGCAGATCAGCAACTCTCGCTTTGGGTAATGCGGGGGATGAAACATTTATGAATCTAAAGAACTCAGAACTATTCCCAGAGCGTAACTCATTTGATCCAGAGAATCCAGGTTGGGCCTGGATGTCTAACAATTCTATTTCAGCAGAAGTAGGAACAAAGTACGAAGATTATGTAGATTTGATTACTGAAAACGGAGAGCCAGGGTTTATCTGGCTTGATGTTGCTCGTAATTATGGAAGACTAAAGGATGCCCCAGACGGTAAGGATTATCGTGTGATGGGGTTCAACCCATGTGCGGAGCAGCCATTGGAATCATACGAACTATGTACGCTTGTAGAAGTGCACTTAAATCGTCATGAATCTAAGGAAGACTTCCTACGTACCCTGAAGTTTGCATACCTATATGGAAAGACTGTAACACTTGTTCCAACGCACTGGCCACAAACAAACGGCATCATGCAACGTAACCGCCGTATCGGTACATCATTAACAGGTATTGCATCATTTGCAGATCAGCATGGTTTGCCAATTGTTCGTGAGTGGATGGACGAAGGATACAGCAAGATTCGTCACTACGATCATCAGTATTCGGAATGGCTTTGTGTTCGTGAATCAATTCGTGTAACAACAGTTAAGCCATCAGGATCTGTTTCAATTCTTTCTGGTGCAACTCCTGGAGTTCACTGGGGACCTGGAGGAAACTTTTTCCTTCGTGCAGTTCGATTTGGAAACACAGACCCAATGATGCATTTGTTCAAGGCAGCGGGGTACACAATCGAAGACGACGTAGTATCAGCAAATACATCAGTAGTTTACTTCCCAATCAAGTCAGGTCATCCAAGATCTGAAAAGGATGTAACATTATTTGAGAAGATTGCTCTTGCTGCAACTGCTCAGAAGTACTGGTCAGATAATGGTGTTTCTGTAACACTTTCATTTGACAAGGAAACAGAATCAAAGCATGTTGTTCCAGCACTCAATATGTATGAGGGACAACTAAAGGCTGTTTCATTCCTTCCAATGGGAAATACTGTTTATCCACAACAGCCATATACTCAGATTACTCAAGATCAGTATGAGTCTTATATTGGCAAGTTGAAGCATATTGATTTTGCTGCTATTTATGATGGAGCAGAAAATCTTGAGGCTCAAGGAGAGATGTACTGCACTACAGATTACTGTGAAATTAAAATAAACAAGTAGTCTTCTGTGGTAAAATAGACCTATAATGTCTAATCCATCAAACCTATATGCAGAAAAGGTGTTTGCCGAACACCCTACTGGCTTATGGGCTTTAGATGACTCCGCAGACTATATTTCTTTAATTTCAGAATCTCAAAGAAGTACTTCAGGTTGGAAAATTACTGGAGGAACTTACGAGCAGCCGTCTCAGATACTTGATATTCCATTTCCAGATAGCCATATTGGAAAGATAACTGCGATACCTACAACTGATCAGTTTGCATCAATTATTGCAGTAAGCCCTGAGATAATGAATCTATCAGACTTTAACAAATACTTAAAAACGTTTTCTGTAGGTGGATATTTTTATTCTCAAAGTTCTTATGTTGTGGGCTTTGAAATTGGGTACCAGTATATAGACACAACAAGCGGACAAACAGTTATTAATTTAAAAAACTATGACAGTATAATAAACAACAATTGGATTTTTATATCAGAGACATTTGACTGTCCATCAGATGTTGTAAAAATGCAAGTAGTCTTTAAGATTAACTTTGTTGGCGGATCAAAAGATCCAGATGTATTTTTAGTAAATGGTATAAGTTTGGGACAGTGGTCAGAAGAGTTTGCTTCAACATCTCTGGGAACTACTCCAATAAATCTTCCTTCTAGCATATCTTTGCCTACACAAAAAGCAGTTGTTGCAAAGTGCTACGGATTACAAGAACTTGATGGTTATTATCTTGTTTCAGATAACATGCTTAAAGCAAAAAATTCTAGTATCCCATTTGTTTATGGCACTTCAAGCCTTACAACCCTATATCCAAATGGAACAAGCCCATCTTTAATCATTCCTGGAGTTGGAATGCTAAATGAATCTGGAAAATTTAAACAATATACTCTTGAGACATGGCTAAGAATAAATTCTTACAGCAACGACAAAAAAAGAATAATTGGTCCAATAGCCTCTGAAGATGGAATATATGTAGAAGGCCCATCTATTGGTTTAAAAATAGGAAACGAATATAAAACTTACTATATTGGAGAATGGACAAGGCCAATGCTTGTTCACTTAAGAGTTGGAAAAGACACAGCATCTTTAGTTATTAACGGTCAAGAGGTTATATCTTTAAATTATTTAACAGAATCTATTTTTCTACCGTCTATGTTAAAAGAAACCGCAAGCCAAGATTGGATAGGTTTTTATGCATATGAGGACGTATACCCAATAGAGATTGACTGTGTTGGAATATACCCATATATTGTTGCAACCTCAGTAGCAAAAAGAAGGTTTGTTTTTGGCCAGGGTGTAGAGATCCCAGAAAACATTAATACTTCCTACAGTGGTACATCTATGTTTATTGACTATTCGTTTGCAGACTATACATCAAATTATTCATATCCAGGGATAGGCTCTTGGAGCCAAGGGTTTGGAGACAATGTTGCAATTGAAAACAAATCTCTTTCGGTTGTAGCGCATCCTCTTCCAGAAATATTTCTATCTTCAAAAACAAAAGAAGGACTATTCTTAGATTGCAAAACAGCACAAGAAGTTAACGCTGACAATTTCTTTTCTTTTAGACCAAATTCATCTTGGAACTCAGTTTCTGGATATATGTTCTTTAAAAACTTTGACTTTCTAAATACACCAGTATCCGCATTTTATGGATCTTTTAAGTTGCCTCAGACATCTGCTACGGCTCAAACAATTTTTAAAATTGAAAAAGAAAATACTAGCAACTACTTTTTAATACAACTACTAAATAATCAAATATCTTATATCATGAACTATGGTGGGAAGATTGAAACACTCTATTCTCCTATTGTTGCAATGCCAGGAGAGATAGTTGATGTGGGAATAAACATCCCTCTGTTTGTCTCAAGATTTGGAAACCCAGCCTCAGACTTCTTTGGATCTTTGTCAGACTTAAGAATGTATGTTGGTGGAGATAAGAGTGGATTATCTACCTTTACTGGAAATATATATACTATAGGGTTTTGCACAAGTTATAATTTTCAAAAAATAAAATACTTGTTTAATGAGATAGGAGTCCCAGTTTGGAACGAAGACTTATTTTCTGTTTATCAAAATAATCAAGTAATAAACATAGATGGTGGTCAAGACACAACGTCAATCACAACCGTGATGGGGGCGACAGACACTGCGAAAGGTGCACTAACTGGCGGTGGAGTTTTAACGATTGAAGAAGATTCTTTGCTTGAACATATTGCAAGTTATACTCTTTTGCCAAAAACTGTTTTTGAAAAATACAAACTTGTAGTATCTTCAAATGCATACTGGGAAGACCAATTGCCTTTAACTTATTTTGCCGAATCTGTTTTAGACAAAAGAGGGGATCAGTACTTTGATCTTGATTTTATACAATTCAATCTAGACTACCCCGTATCTTCAAAAACAATAGAGATAGAGACTATACCAGAAGAGTGGACGTATGCGGATCTGTCAAACGATTATGGAGTACCAGTACAAAGATCTTACACATCTTTAGATAATTACTTGTTTACTGGATACAACGACTACGAAGATTTAAAAAATAAAATATCCAAAGATTATAAACATGATACAGATAATGAGATTGTAAAAAGTTATGTAACTTTTCAGTATACTAAATTAGGAGCAAATCAGACCTATTACTATTTCACAAAAACCGAAAGACCATCTAAAGATGGAGTCTTAATTCCTGGATCAGACTGGATGACTACAAAATACGAAGTTGTAGACAATATGATTATTTATCCTCCATCTGGAGTAGATTTTAAAGATCTTTCACTTGTTACCCATATAGAAATAAATGTTAAAGATTCAGAAACAAATAACGTTGCAATTAAAAAACTTTCCTATGCTTCACAAGCACTAAATGAATCTGATGCAAGCCCAATAGGAACACGATTCGGAACTCAGATATATCCATATACAAAGAGCGGAATATACTATGATTTTAAAAAGAACAATCCGTTTTCAATTTATACTGGATCTTCTCCCTACCTATACCTAACAAAAACAAGTGGTATACAAATTAGAGGAAAGCATGATCCTCTTGTTAATAGAGGACTTGCTGTACCAATAAACAATACCAGGGCTAAAGGTTTTAAAATAATAGCAATGCAGATGGCCGTAAGGTTTGATGGAGAATACTTCCCATATGCACCAACTAAAATATTTGAAATTCAGAGCAAAGACTCTTACATAAAGTTCTACATGGTCGCCTGTGATCCTTCAGGAAGAAGAGCAAAAGTGTATGCAGTAGATGCAAAAACTGGTCTTGTTCAAGACGGTATTGGATTTTATTGGAATGGGAAAATAGTAAAAGAACCAATCATAACTCTAAAAGAGTGGGGATTCCTTGGAATAAACTTTTCAAATAGTTTAAACTTTTCATTTTTTGAGGGAGCAGTAAGACTGACTGGTCCATTGCTATTTAATAGTGTTTCCTATTATCAGTCTACAAACTTACAAGAGGTCCAGAACATAGCAGAAAGACCGTGGTTTAGAGTTAAGGTTCTAGGCTCCTATCCCCTTGAATGGGAATTTTGGAACGTAGGCTCATTTAACTGGAACAAGGTTCTGGTCTTGTCAGAAACAAGTTTCTATGGAGTAAACCCATCAGATGTTTATAAGAGTTATACTGGAACAAATAAGATTATCGTAGATGACGACAGGCCTGTAAAGTTTAACGAGTACTCATATATAGTCTTTACCGATGTGTTCTGGAATCAGTTTACTCTTGATCCAGCATAATATGGTATACTTATGGTTATGGATTCACTAATAGACCCAAAAACTGGTCAACCAATTGTAAAGAATGTAAGAAGACAGGTCATTGAAAAGAACTATGACTGGGGACTTTATGTATATAAAAAGGCAAATGGAAAATGGTTTACAGATGGAAATGGCTCTGTTCTAAACATTCCTTCAGACAAAAACGATATTTCTAGAATGGCAGAATTAAAGAAAACAGCAATGCATTATGGAGACCCAGGAGATGGAACATGCGTATTCGTTCCAGGATTAACAAGAGTTTCAGAAGAAGAATACTCAGAGCAGGTAGATAGACTAAATGCTGGGCTGATTCCTTCTCTTAATGATCTTGGGGCAGTACAAGCAGCCAAAGATACAATTGCTAAATATGGAGATGAGGACTAATCATGGAAGACAACGACTATGAAATTGGTGCACGAATTGATGATGCAATAAAGAAAGATGATCCTTTTTCAAAATCAGACCCATTTGTTGGTAATTGGGAAACACTAAAATCTCTTGATGGACTAGAGTCAAACTTTAAAAGACGAATAAGCAGATCAACATCAAAAATGGTTGAGCCAACAACTCAATATACAACCGCAGCACTTGCTGGAAAAAGCGGTATTGATGGAGCACAATCAAAAGAGATAAACCCAGGTCTAGTATACGTAAACGGCTACGGCATGTTTGATGTTATTACTCCACCATGGAACCTATATGAGTTGGCAAACTATTATGATACCTCATTTGCAAACCACGCAGCAATTGATGCAAAGGTAGAAAACATTGTTGGGCTAGGCTACGAATTTAAGGTTTCTCAAAGAACAATGATGAGGCTTGAGTCATCAGAAGATAATAGCGCAACACAAAAGGCAAGAAAAAGAATTGAAAGAGCAAAGATTGAAATGCGTGACTGGCTAGAGTCACTTAATGATGACGATTCTTTTACAGCAACAATGGAAAAGGTTTATACAGACCTTCAGTCAACAGGTAATGGATACTTAGAAATTGGAAGAACAACTCGTGGAGAAATTGGATACGTTGGACATATACCAGCAACAACAATGCGAGTAAGAAGGCTAAAAGATGGGTATGTTCAAATCATTGGAAACAAGATTGTTTACTTCCGTAATTTTGGAGCAAAAAATCAAAACCCAATAACAACAGACGCCAGACCAAATGAAATTATTCACTTTAAACAATACTCACCTCTCAATACATTCTACGGAGTGCCAGACATTATGTCGGCTATTAACTCACTACATGGAGATTCTCTTGCTTCACAATACAATATTGACTACTTTGCAAACAAAGCAGTACCAAGGTACGTTGTAACACTAAAAGGTGCAAAACTCTCTGGCGACGCAGAAGATAAGATGTTTAGATTCTTACAAACAAATCTAAGAGGGCAGTCACACAGAACGCTATATATTCCACTTCCAGGTGATAGCGAAAACAATAAAGTAGAATTTAAAATGGATCCCATCGAAGACGGAATACAAGACGGCTCTTTTAAAGAGTATCGTAAACAAAACCGTGATGATATCCTGGTTGCACATCAGGTGCCACTATCTAAACTTGGAGGTGGCGATTCTGGATCTATTGCAGCAGCACTTGCACAGGATCGCACCTTTAAGGAACAAGTTGCAAGGCCAGCACAAAGACAACTTGAAAAAATGATAAATAAGATTGTTCGTGAAAAAACAGACATACTAGAATTTACATTTAATGAACTAACTCTTACTGATGAGATTGCCCAGTCTCAGATTCTTGAGCGATATGTTAAGAATCAGATAATGACTCCCAACGAAGCAAGAGTCCTTCTAGACATGCCACAAAGAGAAGGTGGAGACGAAGTCTTGGATCTTAAACCAACAACAGCAGCAGAAGCAAACACAACAAGGGCAAGAGATTCTGAAAGAACTAATAATAATTCCGATAGCACTTCAACTGTTGCAGGAAGAAATCCAAAAGGTGAGGGAAGGTCTACCCCATAATGAACTCTCTGCACAAGTCTGATTTTTTTGATAATGAAACTTTCAATAAAATAAAAGAAAGCGTTTTAGAAAAAATAAATGACGAGTACGGACTAAGTTATGGTAAAGATTGCACAAGAGAATATAGAATACTTTTTCTTCCAGATGAAATTCAAAATATATTATTAGACAGAGCAAGGCAAGAAACTAAAAATGACTCTATAGAGATTATATATAACCAGATAGTTAAGTATCAAATCAAAGACGGAATTGTCCCAGAACTAAAGCAGCATAGAGACAGGGCAGTTGGCGAATGGGTTATGGACATAGTGATTGATGCTACTGTTGATTGGCCACTAGTTATTGAAGGAGAGAGTTTTTCAAATACTGCTAACTCTGTCACCTTCATTTGTGGTGAAGAAGAACTACACTGGAGAGATGCTTTCCCTTCTGAAAGTGAAGAGGACTATGTCTTACTTCTTTTTGTTCATCTAGCAAACAAAGATAGCAAATATGCAAAGGTGTCCAGAGAGATCCTTGGTATGGGTCAAGAGAGAGCCAACTCTTTCTTGAGAGCAACAGCACCATCATGGGGTGGATATCGTAGTTTATAAGGTTTTGCGTCTCAATATTCAAGATATCATAAAAAGGGGTATATAATATAATGGTGAGCAATATATCTAAGGCCCATTGGAACACTGATGGGAATAATCTGCGTCTCTCTATGCCTCTTACCAAAGTAGACAAAGAGCGAAGAGTCGTTTCTGGTTTTGCATCTTTGGATAACATAGATAAGCAAGATGACATCGTAACAGCCGAAGCATCAATGGATGCCTTTGCAAAATTCCGAGGGAACATTAGAGAAATGCATCAGCCACTAGCAGTAGGCAAGATGGTATCATTCAAAGCAGATAAGTATTTTGATCCAGAATCAAAGAAGTTTTATAACGGAGTATTTGTTTCAGCATATGTTTCAAAAGGTGCACAAGATACTTGGGAAAAGGTTCTAGATGGAACACTAACTGGTTTTTCTATTGGTGGACGTATGAACAAGTGGGACGATGGGTTTGACGAAAAGTCAGACAAGGCAATTAGAATTATTAAGCAATACGATTTGATTGAGTTGAGTCTTGTAGATTCCCCAGCAAATCAGTTTGCAAATATTGTATCTGTTGAGAAAGTTGATGGCGTAGATATTATTAAGGGTGATGAAACAATTTTAGAAAATGTTTTTTATGATAAGGAATCAGGAATTGTTATGGTTTCAGAGAATGAGTCAGAGTTAAGTCCAACTACTGGCGAGCAAATGGCAAATATAGGTTTCGTTGAAAAAACGGATAATGAAAAGACAGACATGATAAAATTCTTAGTTGATAGTGCTAAAGGCATTAATACTTCTAAGATTAACAAGGAGGTACAACCTATGACAAAATCAAAAACACAAGTTGAAAAAACAGATGTAATTGAAGACGTTGTGGTCGCTCCAGAGGCAGTTGCAGAAGTTACTGAAGAAATTGCCAAGGCAGAAGAGGTTGAAGCAACAGAAGTTGCTAAGACTGATGATGTCGTAGCAGAAGAGATTGTTAAGGCAGAAGATGCTGAAGCAGTCGAACCAGTAGTTGAAGCAGTTGTAGAAGTATCTAAGTCAGAAGAAGTAATTGCTGAAGCAGTTACTGAAATGAAAAATACTCTAGAATCAGCCTTTAGCGATCTAGTGTCAACAGTAAAGTCTTTGCAAGCAGAAGTAGAACTTCTTAAGTCTTCAAAGGTCGATGTTGATACCGTAAAGGATTCATTTGTAGCAGTTGCAAAAGATATTGCAGCAGTATCAAATGAGTTTAATGAATTTGGAAAACGAGTAGACGCTGTGGAAGCAGAAACCGCATTCCGAAAGTCTGGAGATATCGGCGATATCTTTCAGTCTCAGCCGGAAATGGTTGAAAAATCCCTATGGGGCGGTAGTTTCCTCAAAACAGCCGATCTATTCAAATGAACAAATCACTAGGAGGTGACAATATGTCAGAAGAAATAATCAAAAACCAGCCAGGCGCTGCGGGAGATCTAGGTGCAACAGCACCAGGACTTTACCAGGGTCAAGGTGCTTTCGCATCAGGTGGAATTGGTGGAGTATCAAATCCAGGAGCAGACACACTGGGAAATATTCCAACAGCAACACTCGGATCAACAAGCGGAGCAAACGCTGTTAACCCTAGTGGTTCAGCCGCTTCTGGAATTTTGCGCCCTGAGCAGGCACGTCGTTTTATCGACTATGTTTGGGATGCAACAGTATTAGCAAAGGATGGCCGTCGTGTAACAATGAAGGCTAATTCTATGGAACTTGAGAAGGTAAACGTCGGTGAGCGTGTAATTAGAGCAGCAGCGCAAGCAGTTGGTAACTACACAAACACAGGTGCAACATTCTCTAAGGTCGAACTTACTACCAAGAAGATTCGTCTTGATTGGGAAGTAACAGCAGAATCATTGGAAGATGGTGTAGAAGGTGACGCTCTAGAAGATCACTTGGTACGCTTGATGACCAACGCATTCGCAAATGATATCGAAGATCTCGCTATCAATGGTGATGGTGCAACAGGAGCATTCTTGTCAATCATGCCAGGCTTTATCAACAAGGTAAAGACAAACGGAGATGCACATGAGTCAGTAGTAACCGTAGCAGATAATGCTTGGACACCTGATGTAATGCAGGGCATCATCAATGCAATGCCACGCAAGTACCGTGCACTTAAGAACAATCTTAAGTTCTACGCAGGTACAGATGCATTCGGCGGAATCGTTAAGAATAACGGTACCCTTGCTGATGCAGTAGCAGAAGCATTTGCTGGACAGGTCCCAGGATCAACCCAGGCAAACCGTCAGTCATACCTTGATGGTATCGGACAGACATTCGGTGGAGCACGTACAACTCGTGTTCTCGGAATCGAAGTTCAGGAAGTTCCTTACTACCCAGCAGGCTATATCGATTTGACATTCCCTGCAAACCGTGTATGGGGATTCCAAAGAGACATCACTGTAAACCGTGAGTACGTAGCGAAGAAGGATACAATTGAATACACTGTATTCGTTCGCTTCGGTATCAACTGGGAAGAAGAGGATGCAATTGCATTCGCTGACGCTGCAGCAGACGCATAGTCTGTAACAGTACCTTTAATGGGGGGCGGGAGTTCACTCTCCTGTCCCCCTTAATACTTTAATGATATAATACAAACAAGGAGGATACAAATGGAAAATAATAGTCCGTTATCAGAAGAAATAGCAAAAAGACATGACAGCGCTGCTGGATACTGGTCAACACCAGAAAAGATTGCTGAAGAAGCAGCCAAGGTTGAAGCCCCAGTTGCAGAAGCGGTTGTTGAAGCACCAGTTGCAGAAGCAGTTGTTGAAGCACCAGCAGCAGAAGAGCCAGTTCAGTCACTAGGATTTACAAAGACAGGTGCTATTGGATCAATGGCAGCAGACGGCCCAAAAAAGGATATTAAGCCATCAGCAGACCTTTCAGAAAAGGTAGCAATTCACTCAACAAGAAGCGTTCGTTGGGAAGAAGTTGGCTCAATTACTAAGGGTTATAACATTGTTACAAAGGCGCAAGCAGACAAGTGGCTAACTCGTGAGCATGTTCGTATTGCTACACCTGAAGAAGTCCAGAAGGCTTTTGGATAATTAAATATGGAGATATTGAGAGTTTCGCCATATGCAGATATATCTGTTGATTTTACAGTTCCAGCAGGAGTTGTAAATGCAGATTTTACTGTCACCATAACAGATATGGCGGATCTTTCAATATCAACATTAGAATTTTTAGATTCATCCACAGGAGATATACTTGATATACTTTTACCAGGGAAATACGATTCATCTTACAGAGTTGAAATTGTTAAAAGTCCTGGAACAACAAGTGAAGTAATTGTTAGAGATGAAACATATGAAGTTGTAAGGCCTTATGTTGATCCTTCAACAAAAGCAGAAACAGCATCAGACATATTGGCATACTCTGTCAATGAAGAAATTGCAAGAGCAGTCATAGACTCTGTAGTTCCAGAAGGATTTTATTACAAGAAAAAGGTTCTTCACTTTACAGGAACTGGAGCAGACTACCTGCCAATTTGGGATGACGTAAAAAAAGTTTTAGCAGTATATGAAAATAATAAGTTAGTTGAAGATAGACAGTATGAAGTGTCATCAGACAAAACAGCAATTATTGAGAAGTCATCTGATAATATTAATCGTGCAGAATCTTCTCCACTAGTTTTACCAGCAGCAGCATCAGATTCTTTGGACCCACAGTTTGTATATAGAGGCTTTGGTAGAACATGGGATTACCTAATCACTGTTGAGTGTGGCTACACATCAGTTCCATCAGATATAGTTAGAGCAACAGAAATGCTTATTCATGACATCGAATGTGGAAAGTTAGATTATTACAAGAGATTTATTTCTTCTTACAATACAGATCAGTTTAGAATTCAGTTTGATAAAGGTCTTTTCGAAGGAACAGGAAACATAATTGTAGACAAGATACTTTCAAAGTATGCTAAGTCTATTACAAAACTTGGGGTGTTATAATGACAGTTTGCGAAAGTCCAGACTTCATGTTTCCAATGCAAGCATCTGTGTATCATCCAATAGTTGAGCAAGGCGATTTTGGAGCAATAAAAAAACACTGGGTATTAGATAGAGTATTCGCCTGTAGTTTTTCTTCAGGCGGTTCAGCATTTAAAGAAGAAGTAAAGCCAAATGTAAATATAACTCAAAACTCAATACTAGTTGGAAGAGTTAAATCCGACATAAGAATTTCTTTGCTTGATAGCAAGAACGCATTAACAAATGTATTAATTACAGACATTAAAGACCAAGAAGGAAACTTAATTTATATGGAAACATCAGGCCCTAGATCTGGTAAGGGAACTCTTTTTGAGTTAGCAACCTATGAGCCATTTACAGGACCATTTGGAACTGTTGAGTCCTATAAGGTAGTAATAAGAAGATCAGAGAATCAATCGGGTGATGTATGATAACAACATTTAATTCAAATCAATTTAAGAGAGATATGAACAACATTGTCAATTATTCTATTGGATTTTTAGATGGTGTACAAAAAGGAAAAACAGTATTCCTAAAAACTCTAGGAATGGAAACCGTTGAAATAATGAAAGAGTTTATAGACTCAAACGCAAGAGTTAATCCACAAATGCTTCACCATGTTTACGAATGGACTATGACTGGAAGCCCAGATGCAAGACTTTATGACATATCTTACACAGTAAGCAATCTAGGACTATCCTTTAAGTCATCATTTAGTCAATCAAGATCCATTAAAGATGGATCACGAACACCGTTTTATGACAAGGCAAGAATTATGGAAAATGGTATTCCAGTTACAATTAGACCAAAATCAGCACAAGTTTTAGCATTCGAAGATAACGGAGAGACAGTTTTTACTAGAGGTCCTGTAGAAGTTCTTAACCCTGGAGGAACAGAAGTAGAGGGTGGCTTTGAAAAAACTTTTGACATGTTCTTTAATAGATATTTTTCTCAAGCATTTTTAAGAACAAGCGGAATTGCAAAGTATCTTGAAAATCCACAGGTATACAAAAAAGATATGCCAGCAGGAAAGAAGTTGGGAAGATCTAAAGGTGTATCAACTGGATACCGATGGATTGCTAACGCAGGGATGGGTGCATAATGGCTGCAGTAATTCATCATCCACCTACAATCATTAATGCGTATCTGGCATCAAAAATAAATCCACAGATTGCAGATTTTAGTCCAGACACTCCCAATACATTTGGAACAACATATTTTTTTCCAACCCTTCCAACAGAAATTGATGCACTAACTGAAACCTTTCCACAGAGCAACGGGGTATTTGGAGTATACGATAGAATGTTTAAGATGAGAAGAACCCCGTTTCCATATATCAAGTGTGAACAACTTCTCTACTACTTCTATTCAGTAGGAGATGACGCACAAAGAAACATGGTCATAACTCAGCAACAGGTAAGTGACCTTCTTGATAATGGTGATGACTCAGCAAAAGACCTAAATGAATGGGCAGCAGCAAACCCTACAGCCTGGAATACTGAATCCAAGCCAATGTTCTTTCACAACTTTAAGATATACCAACTTGAAGAAACCAGAGATATAGTAGACTTTGGCACAGCCCGTACTTATGCGGGGAATAAGATAATTATCGACTACGACTGGCATCCAAACCCTTAATAAAAAGGTTGTATAATTAAGGTGAGGAAACAAGCCCTTTTTAATAAAATGAAAGAGGTGAGATATATGGCATACAGCCGTGGTTCAAGTAGTAACATCATCGTAGGTGCAGCAGCACTATTTACGCATGATGGCCCAATCGGATATGTAGACGCAACAGGAAACATCACTGACGCACAAGCGAACACTGATCTTCCAGCAATGACAGCATCCGCAACATCATATAAGGAAACTTTGTCAAATGACAATGATTTCACAAACATCGGTTACACATCAAATGGTTTGGAACTCGCATTCCAGCCAGACTTTGGTGATGTAGCGGTAGATCAACTTCTAGACGTTGCTCGTTTATTCAAGCAAGGCATGACAGTTAATCTAAATACATCTTTTGCAGAAGCAACACTAGAAAATCTTCTAGTAGCAATTGCATCAAATGAGGAAATCGCAACAGGATCTAACCTATCGACACTAAGAATGTCAGCAGGAGATATCGGCGACGTTCCACTAGAGCGTGGTATTGTAGCAGTAGGACCAGGATCTGGTTCTGCAGCAGTTGCAAAGGAAAGAATCTACGTGGCATACCGTGCACTCTCAATTGAGAATGTAACAGTATCTGCAAAGCGTGACGAGGCTTCAATGTTTGAAGTTTCATTCCGTCTTCTTCCAAATGACAATGCGTCATACGGTAAGATCGTAGACCGCACACTCGCAGCACCATCAGCATAATACAACTTAATATGAGAGGCTCAATCCTTCGGGGTTGGGCCTTTCTGTTTGGTATACTTGTATAATGGCAACAAAAATATATGACACAAAAAAAATATCATTAGTAGACGATAGGATCGTTGTTGCTGCACCTTTAAAGATAAAGTATCTGAGAGAGTTTTTAGAAACCTTTGAAACAATTAAAGAAGCAAAGACTGATGATGACTCCATATCCGTTCTGGCTCAGTGTGCATTAATAGCAATGCAACAATATTGTCCATCAATTAAGACTATTGATGATCTAGAAGATAACCTGGATCTTCCAACCATTTATGAGGTTATCGATATTGCAGCAGGAATAAAAATTAATCAAAAGTCAGAAGAGCCTGTTAAAGAGCAAGCAGTAGAAAGCGGATCTACATGGGAAACATTAGATTTGGCAAAGTTAGAATCTGAGGTTTTTTTAATTGGCATATGGAAAGACTATGATGAACTAGAATCGTCAATGTCCATGCAAGAACTAACAGCAACCTTAAAAATAAAAAGAGAATTAGACTATAGTGATAAAAAGTTTTCTGCTGCTATGCAAGGTGTAGATTTAGATAAAAATTCTGGCAGCGGTAATGAATGGGAAGACATGAAGGCTAGAGTATTTAGTAAGGGTGCAACAGGAGATGGAAATGATATTCTGGCTTTACAAGGCTCAAATGCTGAAAAGGCTGGTTTTGGAATAGGCCACGGCCTTGATTATGAAGTATATGAATAGTAAAAAAACAAGCCTGCGCTATGGTATAATTAACTAAACCTTATAAGGAGGAATAAATGGCAACTGCCACAACAGAAGAAAAGACAGTGACACTAATTGACGGCACAAAAGTCAAGGTCAGACCACTAAAGATCTCACTACTTCGTCCGTTTATGAAGAAGTTTGAGGATATTTCAAAGGTTGCAGAAGATAACGAAAAGTCTATGGATTTGTTAATGGACTGTGTTCAAATCGCAATGAAACAATACAAGCCAGAATTGGCAGAAGACAAGGAAGCCCTAGAAGAAAATCTAGACCTTCCAACTGTATACAAGATTGTCGAAGAGGCATCAGGAATTAAACTTTCTGACGCATCACTACTCGGCAACCTTGCAAATAACTAAATAAAGAGGTGTTAATGGATGGCTGATGTAGAATCCAATATTCATGTAAATATTGATACGTCTGATGCTTTAGCAAGTTTAAAACTTCTACAACGTCAAATATCAGCCTTCCATACACAGATGGCAAAGTCTGGCACTGCAGCAGCAGCGGTGGCAGCAAATCAAGCACAAAACTTGATGAACAGCATAAATGCTACTGGACAATTCCAGGCATCTATGAAAAACGTTACAACAAGTACGGAGCAGTTTACTGATTCTTTAGAAAGAAATAAACTAACCTCACGAGAGTATTTTAGATATACTGGCGCTGCAACTAAAACATTTGGAAGACTTTTTAAGTCTGAATTTGAAACAATCAATAAGGTTGCACGAGAGCGTGTAAAGGATATACAAACCCAGTATATTAAATTGGGTCGTGGTGCTAATGGAGCACTACAGGCAATTGCGGTAAGACCTCTAACCCTTGACATGAAAAACCTGGGTACACAAACAGCCATTGCAGCCCAGAGACAACAACTTCTTAATCAACTATTAAAGCAAGGATCAACCAACCTTCTAAACTTTGGTAAAAATACACAGTGGGCTGGTCGCCAACTTATGGTTGGTTTTACAGTACCACTTGCAATGCTTGGTGCTGCTGCCTCAAAGACATTTATGCAACTAGAAGAGCAGGCAATTAGATTCAAGCGTGTATATGGAGAAATGTTTACAACGGCAGAAGAAACTGATGCTATGGTTAAACAAATTCAAAGTCTTGCAAGAGAATACACTAAGTATGGAGTTGCAGTAGAAGATACTATGAAGATGGCTGCAGATGCAGCAGCGATGGGTAAGCAAGGCGCAGAACTAATGGCACAGGTTGCACAGGCAACCAGACTTGCAGTTCTTGGCGGGGTAGAGCAAGAGCAGGCGCTAGAAACAACTATATCAGTAACAAATGCTTTTGGTGTAGCAACAGAAGATTTAGCAAAGAAAATTGATTTCCTTAACGCAGTAGAAAACCAGACTGTTGTGTCTATTGAAGACTTAACAATAGCAATTCCAAAGGCTGGTCCAGTTGTTAAGCAACTTGGTGGAGATGTAGAAGATTTAGCATTCTTCCTCACAGCAATGAAGGAAGGTGGAATTAATGCATCAGAAGGTGCTAACGCACTCAAGTCTGGTCTTGCATCTTTAATTAACCCATCTGCAAAAGCCAGCGCATTCCTAGGAGACCTTGGTGTAAACATTAAGGGAATTGTTGAGGCTAACAAGGGAGATATTAAAGCAACAGTAGTAGGCTTTGCCCAAGCGCTTGATACCCTTGATCCTCTTAACCGTGCCCGTGCTATTGAGCAACTATTTGGCAAGTTCCAGTTTTCAAGACTTTCTACATTATTCCAAAACGTAACTGCCCAGGGTACACAGGCAAATAGAGTACTACAACTAACACAATCAACAACAGAAGAACTTGCAATCTTGTCACAGCGAGAATTAGATAAGATTCAAAACACAACAACATACAAGTTTAAGAAATCAATGGAAGATCTAAAGGTTGCTATTGCTCCAGTTGGAGAACAGTTCTTAAAGGCCTTAACACCTATTGTAGAGTTTGTTGGAAAGATTCTTGATAAGTTTAATAATCTTGGAGAAGGAAGCAAGAAGTTCTTAACTATATTTACAGTGGCAGTAGCAGGCATTGGTCCAGTTCTTCTTATGACATTTGGTTTGATCGCAAACGCTGTTGCCAACATAATTAAGATGTTTGCAGGAATGAAGTCCATGTTCAACAGAACAGGCGGAGCAAGTAAAGTTCTTGGAGAACAAACAAACTATTTAACTAAAGAGCAACTAGAAGCATCTGCGGTAGCAGCATCCCTTGATCAGGTCCACCAAAAACTACAGCAAACATTTACATCTGAAACAACAGCAGTTAACATGTTGGCAAATGCTTACAAGAGGGCCATTGCAGCACAAGTTGGCTTTACTGGCCCAGCCAGATCTAGTGGTAAAGGTTTAAAGAAGTATTCAACAGGAACTACAAAGGTTCCAGGAACTGGGAATGAAGATACCGTCTTCTCAATGCTTACCCCAGGAGAAGCAGTTATTCCAGCAAGGTCTGCACAAGATCCAGAAAATAGACCAGTAATTCGTGCAATGATTGCTGGGAAGCAAATACAAAGATATAACACTGGAACTGATGATGCTCAAGAAGGTGTAACAAAATCAACTAGAATGTCTGGGGAAACTCAGAAGTTCCATGTTGGTGCAAAGAATAAGATGCACATTGATGACATATTAAAGTCTCCAATGTCAGAACAAAAGGCCCTAACTTTAAGACTTTACAAAGACATATTAACAATGCAGGGTATTGATCCAAAAATCTTAGTTCAAGACGGACTTCTGTATGACTTTAAATCTGGATATAACCAGGCAATGTCAAAAGATACAGGTATCTCATTTCAACAATGGGAAGAAGAGTGGAAAAAGCGTGGACCAGAAAAGTGGAAGCCATCTGGTATTAATGCATTTGATGCAAAGACAATTGACTCACTAATCTTAGAGACTATTCGTGGATCTGGCCCAAATGGGAAGCCACCAACTCATGTAAACGATGAGTTAGTAAGAAAAACACTTTTTGAAACCATACCAGCAAACAATCCTAAGATTACATCCTCACGTACTTTTAATTTGATGAAAGCGCTACACTCTAATATAGCAAGTTTTAGCGTTCAAGAAGGTTTTGGTGGTAAAGATCCAGACTCTACAAGAAAGGTATTAGAAAGAGCAAAGGCTTTAGGAATTATTCAAGGGTACGAATATGATCCTGGTAAAAGTCCAGATAAAAGAAGAATTGTTCTTATAGATAATAATGGAGAAAAGAGTTCTCCGTTCAGAGGTCCTAGTGGAGATAGATTAGGAACTACTGCAACAACCTTTAGTGCATTTAGAGAAGCAGCATATGGAGAAAGAAACAAGCAGTTAGCAGCACTAGATAAAGATGTTAAGAAGAGTCCACTTAAGGGTTCTGAGCCAGAGAAGTATGGCAAACAGATAACAACAACATCTGGAAGAAGTTTCACTGCAATAAAAGGTTTGGGTGGAGTTTACGAAACAGCAGATGGCAAAAAGGTTTTTGTAAAGCCGTCAAACAGTTATCGAGAAGCGCTTGCAGAGCAAAGAGCAACGGCTATTGCTAGAGATGTTCATGGCCTTGATGCTCCAAAACAAACAATTAAAACAATTTTAGATCCAACAGATCCAAACGGCAAGAGAAGAATTGTTGTACTTGAGTCACCATTTGATCCAAGATTTGATCCAGAAAAAATGTCTAACACCTTTACAAAAGAAGAATACATTAGACAAAATGTTGCAGCAGCACTGAGAGCAGATAAAGACTTAGGACGAGGTAACCTTTCTGGAAATATTCTTGCAGATGTTGGACCTGCAGGAGTTTTTGGGTCAGCATCTGGCAATAGAGACTTTGTATCTAAACTACCATCTATGGAAGAGCAAGCAAGAATTAACTTAGGAATAGATACTCCACTTCCTGGAGGAGGTCGTAAAAAATTCTTCTCTGAAGAAACTGCAAAAATTGCAAGAAGTATGACCCCAGACGAATATCATAATAGAATGATGGCTGAAATAAACTCATCAATTCCTAAATTAGAAAGAGTTATAGAAAGTTTTGGTATTACAAATCCAAAAGAGAAAAAAGTTTACCAGGCAATGTTGGAAAGACTTAGAGAGGGTGCTAAGGTAGACTGGAGACAACTTCACAAACTTCACTCCTCTATTGGAATTAAACCAGACGAAAAGATTGAAAATAAAAAAACTGGAAAGCAAAGAAAGCCAAAGACCCAAGCAATGCCTTCTGGTGTCAAGTCTTCTGCTGGATCAAAAGATACTAGAATTACAGAGGCTCCTAAAAAGGGAGAAAGAGTTGTTCAGGGGCGCAGAGGAAA